ATTGCTCAAAAAATAGGTGAATTTTTCCAAAGTGATACATGGGAAACACTTAAAGATGTTGGTTCAGCCTTTTTACAAGCAGGTAAAATGATGTTAAGTGCTTTAAAATGGATAAAAGATACATTTGGTACTACTGGACTTTTAGCTACAATATTATTAATTAGGTTCCCTAAAATAATAACAGGAGCATTTCAGATATTAAAAGGAAGTCTAGGAGGTTTATTCTCTATGTTAAAAGGTGGGGCTAGAGGGTCATTTAGTAACCCTATGTATGTCTCTGTCGTTGGTGGAGGAATGGGTGGTTCTGGTGGCGGAGGTGGTGTCGCTGATATGATAGGTGGTAGTACAATGGGTAAAGGGTTTTTAGGTAGATTCGGCTCAAAACAAGGTAGAGCTGTTTTAGGTAGAGCTGCTCAAATGGGTAAGTTTGGTAAATTTAGTAAAGTTGTTGGTGGTGGAGCTAAACTTATTGGTAATCTTGGTAAGGGTATGAGAGCAGCTAATCCATTAATGTGGGCAAGTATGGGTCTAGATGTTGGTCGTAGTTTCTTAGATGACCCTAATAGTGACTTAGGTAAAGGTTTGGGTGTAGCTAGTACGACAGCTGGTGACGCGGCGACAGGTGCTTTAATTGGTAGTGTTATACCAGGTGTAGGTACTTTAATTGGTGGTATAGTTGGTGGTGTTATTGGTTTAGGTAGGAGTTTATATTCAGAATTTAAAGATAGGACAGCAGAAAAATATAAAGTACCTAAGAAATATCAAAATATGGGTACAGGAGCATCTTATGGTGGGTTAATGTTAGATGGACAAGTTTCACCAGGTGGTAATGTTATAACAACCGCTAAAGGTGAATTATGGCAAACGTCACCAGGGGATTATATCACAGTATCACAACCAGGAGGTGGTAGTAGTATGGGTGGTGGAAACGTGAACGTTAATGTATCTGGTACAATAGAATTAAGGTCTAATGGTACTGTATTAGATAAAAATTTCTTAAACGACCCTGAAGTTAAACATCAAATCACCAGAATAGTTGTGGATAGAATGAAAAACGGTTCTAGATAAACCCTATTCACTTAAGAAATAAATTTCCTATTATTTAATTTATAAATTACTAAATAGTAAATATTTATAAATAAAAATAATTCATGCCAGCAATTAATCCGAATAATTATAATATTGATAATCTAGATAGTATTAATTTAGGTCCTATTAGTGTTACTAATTTTAGAAACTATGTACTTAGTTATAATTTACAAAATGTAGAACCTAATATTGCGTCAGAAGGTTATAGTTTCTACCCTAGGGGTATTTACATAGGTGACCTTTGGAATCCAAATCAAAATATCCAGGACTTACCAGATTTAAGTACGGTAGCTTTTGTGCCTAGTGATTTAAACAATAGTACCTCACCTAGACCAGATAATATTAGTAAAAACCTTTTTACTAATGTAAATCCTTTTTATGGATCACCTACAAATCAAGAAACTTTTGAAGTAACAGAAAAATCTCTACAAAATCCAGGTTCAGTAGATAATTGGGTTATAGAAGGTGGTTTTTCTACAGATGTATCATTTATAAGAGACAATGTAAATTTAAATAATAACGAATATGGTCCAGAATTTATTTCTGAGTACGGGGATATTAGTGGTGGGTTAACAACAACGGGATATAAACAATACCCAACATCAGCTGGAGGTGATGTATTAGGACCTATCATAGCTAGAACTTTAGGGTTTAGTACAACTGGGGCAATTGATTTTCCTTCTGAGTTACAAACAGTTAGAAATGAGAGATTAGCGACAGAATTAAAAAATAGAATAATATTTAACTTTGTTGAAGATACGGCTGGTAGTTTAAATTTAGATCCATTAGGTTTATTAGCCGGACAAAAAACTTTTACTCCTAATTACACCATTACTAGACCAGATAATTTTGTAGGTAAAGCTGTTGAGTTCACAAACAATCTAATCGGTTTTAACACACCAGTAAGTATAATACCTGGGGGTAAAAATATAAAAATAGGTAGTAATGGATTCCAAGACGATTTAATTCAATATACAGGTAAAGGTCAAAGAGACTTATTATATGCTAACGTATATTCTAGTAAGTACTCACCTGAATTGTTAACAAAAGGTTTTGACCCAGAAACAGAAGATAAAAGTAAATTATTAGGTCAGATAGGTGGTTTCTTTGACGATTTAGGAAAACAAACGGCTAATAATTACTTGAAAATGAGTAATGCTACCGAAGATGAACAAAAAACGTTAGCACAAAAAGTAGGTACTTTTATTAATGATTTAATTACCCCTAATTCGGATAAATCATTAAAACCTAATACAGAAAAAGATACTAACCCTAATGACCCTTTTGTTACAATGGGTCTTGACGGCTCATATAGTGCAATTGATGGATTAGACCCTAATTCAACATTTAACGAACCAGAACTAAACGCTCCAGCTTATTTAATACCTGGAGCTACTGTGGACTATTACCCAAATAAAACTACATTAAAACCTAGTCTATTTGATAGTGATGACACTAATAGTTCTTTCACACACACAACTCCTTCAACAAATAGAATGTTTGATTGGAGAGATAGGTCACAACCAATTGCTAAAAGAGGTTTATTAAAATATACACAAGATATGATTAATAACGCTGAGGCTAATGGACACCAAGGTGGGGCTAAATATATCGGTAGATTTAATAGTAATAGTAATATTATACAAGGACAAAAAGAAATAGGTGACGGTAGAACGGTATCAGTACCTAGACATAAAGATGTATCTATGGGTAATCTTGTTAGAAGTGGTGATGACAGTTATTACTGTAGATCTTGGTCAACAAGAAATCCTTACCAAAACCATTATGATTTAATTAGAAAAGATAAGTTATACCGAATGATGAATAAAGAATTTTTCGGTAACTACCTTAGTGTACTTGAAGATACTGGTCATGTTAAAATAACACCATATTCGGATGATGATTTTACTGAGGCATCAAATTTATCTAGAGTAACATTTAATCCTAGTAATGAGATTAAGAGGTACATGTTATCTATTGAAAACTTAGCTTGGATGGATGCTCCAGAAAAAATAGGTTTGAAACCTTGTGAATTAGGCCCTAACGGTGGTAGAATTATGTGGTTTCCACCTTATGATATTAACTTTAGTGAAAATACATCAGCTAACTGGGAAGCAACTAGTTTTATTGGTAGAGGTGAACCTATATATACTTACATGAATACCGATAGAAAAGGTACGTTAAGTTTTACTATAGTAACTGACCACCCATCTGTTATTAATCAGATGAAACAAGAAACAGAGGATAAATTAAATAAATTCTTTGCAGGTTGTGGTGTTGATGTTACAAAATTCTTTGAGGAAGAAGTTAAAGAAGTAATCGAAAGAAAAAATACAATAGAGGTTATTGAAAGACGTAAAATTGAAGAGGAACAAGTAATACCAGAAGAAAAACCACAACCAGAACAACCTAAACCTAAAGAACCACCATTCATGGAATTAGAATGTTTCTTTAGAAATGCTAGAAGGTCTAAAACCGACCCTACAACAGGTTTAAGGGTAGGTGATGGTAGAGATATTGCTATAGAAATTGCTGCGCCAGTAAAATATGAACTATCTGGTTCATCAACACCTACTAGTGACACTAAGAAAATTTTAAATCTAAACCAACCGTTTGTTGATAAATTACAAGAATTAATAGATTTCTTGGCAACAAAAGATGGGCAAAGTTGGGGAGTTGAATTTATAGGGTACACAAGTGGTGCAGCACCTAATAACTATAATAAAGTATTATCAATAGATAGGGCTACTAGTGTTTGGAGATATGTAACGGAACAAATAAAACAAAAGGGAATTACTGGTGATTCAGCATCAGGTTATACATACGACGACTCAAATTTCTTAACAGGTTATGTAGGTTTTAAATGTGTAGACCCTGGGGATGGAAGATGTCTTAAGGCAACTGAAACATCAAAATTAGATATAAACGACCTAAAAATTATTGTAGAACCAACACCACCAAGTGGGGTATATACATCTAGATGGGTGATTAATGCTAAAGGTGAAGATGGGGCAACATCTAAAAATGATGAAGACGCTATATATGGTAATAATGATTTAAATGCTGAACAGGCTAAATTAGATAGAAAGGTTAAAATGGTTCTTTATAAAAACGAAGAATATGATATAAATCATACTATAATTAAATTAGAACCTAAAAAAGCTAGTGAATTATCAGATCTTGGAACACCTTTAGGTACTAATGATATTGTATTAACACCAGCACAAATACCAACTCTAGCAATAGATAAAAACCCTGTTACAGATAAATTAGGTACTGGACCTACAGTTTCATTAACAGAAACAACAGCTCAGGCACAACAAAAGGCTTTAGCTTTATCAATGTTAAATGGTTTAAACAGTAACACACCAACAACTGATGCTTCTTTAAATGATAAATACGAAGAAGTTAAAACCCAAAAAGAAGAGATAACTAAAGAAGTTATTACAAAAACGGTACAAAAATTATTTAGTGAGTGTAGTTATTTTGAAAAAATAAGAAAAGAAGACCCATTCGTCTATAATGGTATTGTGGATAAAATTAAAAATTTCCATCCAGCATTCCATTCCATAACACCAGAAGGGTTTAATGATAGATTAACATTCTTAAATCAATGTATGAGACAAGGGCCTAGCATTAGACCTAGTACAGTAGAAACACAAAATTTAGTATTTGGTAGACCACCAGTATGTGTTTTAAGAATTGGTGACTTCTATTATACTAAAATTATTATTGATTCATTAAGTATATCATACGAACCATTATCTTGGGATATGAATCCTGAAGGTATTGGTGTACAACCTATGATAGCTAAAATAGATTTAAACTTTAGTTTTATTGGTGGTTCTAGTATAGATGGTCCGATAAGACAATTACAAAATGCTGTATCGTTCAACTTCTTTGCTAATACTTCAGTATATAATCCTAGAAGATATTATAAACCAGATAATTACGGTGAAACATTTGAAACATTAGTAGAAAAATTAAAAGGTGATGTTACACAAGTTAAGACAGGTAAAGACTATATTGGGTACGGTTCATTTGGTTCACAAATACAAGCGGATGCTGAAGTTACTAATATAAATTCTGTAAAAACAGCAACTGATTCACAACAACAAACAGATACAGTACCACAGACACCAACTACACCACCAGTAAACCCATACCCACAACCGACTAATATAGTATTAGAAGAGGGTTCAGGTATTAATACAGAAAGTGTTGAGGTTGGGGCCGGAAATACTGAAGTTACTGGATTTGATACATCTAGTAGTGCATCAAATATAGCATTTAATAGTAACACCTTTAATCCTAGTGGAGCACAAGTATTTAGTCCTACTAACGAAAAACAAATTAAAGTAGAAAATCCTGGAGCTATAACACCTACAGACCAGATTAATGAAATAGATAAAAAATTAGAAATAATAGATTTATCTGTAATAGAAGGTCAGTACGGTACTAAATTTATGAGATATACTATAAAAGAAGATCAAAGAACTAAATGGATTTTTGACCGTAGTTTTTTAGAGATAGTAGGACCTTGTGTTAGTAAAACAAATAAAGTTAATAGTACAGATAAATATGATATAGGTTTTGACATAGGTATTGAGGCTGAATCGGAATACACATACTCACCTTCTGGGTGTACTGGTGTGGGTACATATAAATTTGTTACAAATCTAACACTATTACCAATAGATTCTAACGGTAATTTAGAAAAATCAGATTCTGGTAGAACACCAATACTTTTAAGTGATAAAGCTTCTTACACTATCACAGAGTAATATACTTTACATTTAAAATAAAATAGATATTAATATTTAGATATGGCTAAAAATTATTTTAATAGATATACACAATTTAGAACTATTGATGAAATAAAATACATACCATTTTTACGAATAGACCCAAAACCTACAGACATAAAAATGGTATGGAAAAAAACCGATAGATTGGATAAACTTTCACAGGAATATTATGGTGAACCTTATTATGGGTGGTTAATATTACAAGCCAACCCAAAATATGGTGGAATGGAATTTGACATACCTGAGAGTACAATACTAACAATACCATTTCCATTGATGGATACCTTAAGAAATTACCAACAAAAATTAGAAAATTATAAAACAATAAACGGAGATGGCTGAACAATTTAATAGTTATATTGCTAGAATAAATGAAATTAGTGGTAAAGATGTTGCGTTAACAAATATTGACGGTTCTAATGTCGTTTTATTAGACCCAGCTGGTTTTATATCTAATAATAGTGTAAATCAAGAAGATTTAGTTGTTTATGCTACACTAGAAGCTAGAATTAGACCGAAAACGTTAATTCAAAATAAACCAGAACAAAAAATATTAGAAGTCAACTTTATTAAAGAATCACAACTTGACGTAAATGTCGGGGCACCAATAGGTAAAAGTTTTTTAACAACCGACTGGACTAATGTTGGTGGATTAGGTTCTACCATGGGTAGTGATTTAGAAACTTTTGGTATGACTAGTATCGACATGTCTATGAATGCCGGGTTCATACCAACAATTACAATAAACTTTGTTGATGTAAGAGGGGCAACATTATTTGAACAGGGAGCTTGTTCACCATACGGAGCATTTTTCCACCAACCATGGCCTATTTTTGACTTAACCGTTAAAGGTTATTATGGTTACCCAGTTAAATACTCATTAGCTTTACAATCTTTTAATACTAAATTTAACCCTAGTAATGGTAATTATGAATCTACAGCAGAATTTATTGGGTACTCTTACGCATTTTTATCAGACATTCTTTTAGGTCATGTTTTATCAGCACCATATATGCAAGGTTCTGAAGAACTATTAAAAGATATATACACTAAATATTTAGCATATTATTCTGAAAGAGGTATTAATAAAGGTGAAAACACATTTGATCCATTAAATAGTGGACAAGATGGGAAACCTTTAACATTAAAAAATTATTTAGATAAAGTACAAAAACTACAGTCAGGACAAGATGGTCAGGATTCAGAGGTGATAGCACAAATTAGAGGTTCACAAGAATTAAGAACTTTAACAGATTCTGAAAATATTGAGAACGTTTTAGGTGATATAAAATTATTAATAGAAACGTTTAAAGATAAGTGGATTGACGCTGGTGGTATATATAATGAAGGTACACAAATTTTATCTTGGACAAATTCTGCTACAGTCAATGACCCAAATAAAATTAATGAACTTAAAGAACTACATGATTACCACGTAGGTGGACAAATCAGTCCAAAAGTTATCGCTTACAATAGTCTAGTTAATGAAAACACATTAGGTGATGATTTATTAATTAGTGAAAGTATTGTAGCACCTATAATAAAAAATGATACTACAGGTATTGATGTAGATTTAAATAAAATATTAGTAGATATTGGTGTTAAAGAAGAAAAATTTAAAACTAAGGTTGAGGATTTAAGAAAAAACTTTAATAAACAAGCTAATGAGTTAATTAAAAAACAATTAGGTTTTATACCTACGATTAGAAGTTTCTTTACGGTTTTATTAGCTAACACTGAATTATTTTTACAATTATTAAAGAACGCTTCATCTGAGGCTGAAAAGTACCATAAAAAAGATGGGGTAGGTGGAAACCAAACGTTACTATTTAACAATGTGAGTACAACACCTATTCATGAAATTTATTATGCTTGGCCTACTTATATGTCATTGAAAGCAGGTAGAGAAAACGTTGAGACCTATCCAGGTTTAAATCCAACGTTCAGAGATTGGCCTGAGGTTAAGTTTGTGGAAGATTTTATAAAGGCATTAAAAGCAATGAATAAATCTGGTAATGACCCAGAAGAATTGGTGAACCAGTATTTAGATTATGAAGGTAGAATAGGTTATGATAATTATTTACCTATTAATGCTATGGAAAGTCCGGCAGGTAACCCTAAAGCTAATATCAGTTACTTTAATAATACAACCCCACAAGAAATATATAAAAATATCGGTGAGAGATTTATTATTTATAGTAATATGACCGCTTTGAATCCTTACTATTTAGATTCTTCTATTATAGTAAAATCGTCACGTAAATATTTTGAAAAGACTAAAGAAGGATTCTACCCATCAACATTCACTCATTTAATTGATATGAATGATTCCGCTTATAATTTTAGTACTAAGTTCTCTAAAAAAACATGGGGGTTGGCTGATGGTTATAATTTATTTAATACTTTAGGTAATAATGCTATGTTTGAGGTAATGAGAAGTGCTGCCTCAACAGATAAAGTTAAATTCAAAACAGAAGTATATACGGCTTTAGGTTTAACTGAGGATTCGAATATAGAATATTATTATTATGATAAAGATTTAACTTTAAACCCTAAAGAAGGTACAGTAACTTTAAAACCTGATTTAAATGACATGTCATTAGAATCATTAATAAATATAGCACCTTGTGAAGATTGTACTGGTGCTGTAGAACAGGGAATAACAGGTAGTATTGTAGAGGTTAATGATATTTTTAGAACACCTTTAACAAATTTAAGAACTTTAAAATTAAAAGACGATAATATCATTCTATCTAAAAAAGATTATAAAATTAATGATGAAGTAAAAAGTTTTTCACTAATAGAATTAATGACCTTAAATACTGGGTATGACCCTATGAATGCTCGTAGTAACCAGGAAGGTATGACCAGAATTGTTGATTTAAGTAAGAGTAACTCTAGTTCAGCTTATCAGTATGATACAGACGACACCTGGTGGAGATATAACGGTCTAAGAATGAGAAAAAGTACACCATGGTTAGTACAATCTACTAGTTTAGGTGATTTAAGTATAACTAGTCTTGGACAATATGCTAAAATATCATCATATTCACAGGTTAATAATCTAATTTCAGATACATTAATGATGGCTGAAATATATCCAGATTTTACATTAAATTATTATTCTGGTTATGAAAAAGTTTTTGATACTAAAAACAAACCATTATTCGGTGATTATAGTTACGCATATTCATTAGATGTTGGTGAATTATCTGGTGTTAAAGGTAATACTGACTGGGATTATACAAAAAAATACGATAATCCGGCTAAATTAGATTCTGGTTGGTCTACGATATTACCTAGTTTCTATTTTAGTCAGGTGGATAATTGCTGTGCGTATGATTACAGTAAAACTTATGGTGCTTTTAGGGCGTCTGATGGTACATGGCCAGAAATGGAAACAATTAAACAAGTACACTACACACCAGCCTCAACAGATACAGTTTATGATAAAGAAACAATACAAGAAAATTTTAAAAATGGAAAAAACGAATATCAAGAATTACAAGTAGGTAGATATAATAAACAATGGGTTAATCAGACAAACCAGTTAATAGATACACCTTTTTGGAGACATAATTTCCCAAGTGATGAGGTTGATAGTTCTAGTACAAATAGTTTTAGTTATACTATGTTTGGATCTTCAGTATTAACTGAAGTACAATTTAAATCAACTGGTAATGTTGTTGAACTTTCACCTGACGGATTTTATATGGGTACTAAAGTTGACCTTGAGAAAGGTTTGGGTAATTATGTAGGATTTTCACCAGTTGTTTATAGAAGTGGTACAAATGGTTATTCACAACATAACCTAAATACACCAGTACTTATGTTAACAACACATAATAAGGGACAATTTAAAATTGATACTAATGGTAAAGCTGAAATAGACAGTAGAAAATATGTTAAACGTTCTAATTTAAATAGAACGGAAGCCTGGAAAGGTTCTTTGGCTTATTTATTTTTATCTAATCAATTACATAGACCATGGACTGGTATGTATACTGCTAGTAATAAAAATTTAGGACCACAAAGTATATTAGGCACAGGTTCGATGACATCAATAATACCTAAACATTCAGCTTATTTATTGGGTGCTGTATTATGGAGAATGAGGGAATCTGGTTTATTAATTTCTGATGACCCTAAATGGAATATGGAACCACAACAAAGTTTTATTGATGGTAAATATATTGACCCAGTTAACGTACCCGAATTACCAGAAGTTTTAGAATTTAAATATGGTGGGTTAGGTAGTAAAACAAGTTGGAAATTTAACTCAAAACACTTTGGGACAACTGGTACTAATGCTTCAGTGACGCCAGATAGTATTTCAAATCTAAACGCTACTTTTCTTTTAATAATAAAAACAAAAGTTAATCCGTCAGCTTTACAAACAATATTAATAAATGATGGAAAAGTTATAAAAAATGGTAAAACACTTACAATAAAAACATCTGATCCTAATACTAATTTTATTTATAAATGTGGGGCCAATAAAAAATATCTTAAACATATTGGTGCTAATAGTAATTTCACTAATAACCCTAGTGAGGGTTCCACTTACACAAATGACATTTTAATAACTTATTTAAATACTACTTTCTGTAAAGATAATGGTAGTATTAATAGTTATAGTAAACAATTAGAATCTGACATTGAAAATGGTTCATATGAATCTAATAACGACGTTAGACCACCATTAGCATCTTTACTAGTAAACTTTAACACTTACAATAGAAATAACCAAACTTTTGGTGTTATATGTTTCCCTAGAGCCGATGAATGGCCTACAGCAAATTTAGGTATGGTTTACGCTATGGATATGGATGACGAAGTGTTCAGTGAATACGATAATGTTATAAATCCATTCAAAAACCAATATAAAATATTTACCCCAATATTTGGACGTAAGGGGGCTTTAGCTTTAAGGATGACTAATAACCTACCAAGATATTTAGCTAATGAAACTTTTGAGGACAAATTCTTAAAAAATATTGACGATATAGCACTTAAAGAGGCTAAAAGACTTGGTTATGATAAAGGGTCTAGTGGTTATGAAAAAATAAGACAAAAATATTATGAAGGTTTAGATGCTAAAAACTTTAATATTGATAATATAAATGATGTGTTAAAGAAACAAAAAAACTTTGCAGGTAAAGATGAATCTTATACTAAACTATCTTTTATATATCATGATTTAGAAGTTTTAAAATTAGCTGAAGACCCATCTAAAGAAAATGGTAGAAGTGTTAGAGGTGAATATATTAATAGTAATGACCCATTATTTACAATAAAACAACAACAAAAAGATATAGATAACTATTTTAACACTGTTAATAACAAACAATTTCAACCAGACCTTAATTTAGAAGGTAAATCACCTTCAGTACAAGACCTTAGAAACTTACCTGAGATAGAAATAGATAATGAAATCAGTAATATAACGAATAAGAAAATAATAAAAACAGAAAAGGCTAGTACACAATCTGTTAAATTATTAAAATATAAAGCTAATGGTTATTTAAGAGGTTATACCCCTATTGGCCCAGAATTATGGTTCTTACCTACCAAAGTTAAACAAAAATTTATTGAATTATTTGAAGAGTTTGTTGGTGATTTTAATAATTTTAATGATAGTAGTGATTTTGATTTTATACTAAAAACAGTAGATCCACTAAATTTCCCAAAACCCACACCGTCTAGAAATGGTACAGTTAACACAAAATTAAATATAGACAACGTACCAGTGGGTTTACCAGACGAATTATTATATAGTAATTTTGTTGAAGTGAAGGGTACTGGTGAACTAGCACCGTATGTTAAAGTTGATGCACCGGCATCACAAAATGTTGCTGGTTTAGCGCCAAATGGTACTACATATACAATACAAAATACTTGGTCTATTGTTAACTCTACTAAAGCGAATAGTTTAGATGATCTTAAATATAGTAAGGATGAAACAGATTTGATTAAAATACCTAGTGGTGCTATTTTTAAGAAAAAAGATGATATGATTACATCTACTTTCTATTATAAACCACCTAGTTTTAGTAAACCTTATAAAATAAAAATTAAATTTATTTGTGACACAGATAATTTTAAAGTTTATGCTAACGCAGACGGAACAGAAGCTGCTTTAGGTACTGACCCATATATAACTGTAGATCCACAGAAAAGTTTAATAACACAATTAAAAAAAGTTTTTTGTGGTTATAAAGCTGGAGATTCTTCAATAATACCTGAAACAACTAAATTTAAAGGTTCACAACCACACCCTTCAGTGGTTAAATGGTTAGATGTTTACACAATAGACACTAGAACTAAAAATATATCACAAAATAAAGCTTTAGGTGAGGGTGAACCGTTTAGGTCTAATGTTACACTATATAATAAAGTAAAAGCTGATAACCCTGATATACAAACTATCCATAAATTATTATTTAAAGATGGATTTGTGTACACACAAGCAACACCTAGAATCTGGTGGGGTGAACTTAAAGTAGATAAAACTACAGGTAAAAATACAACATATAATAAATTTAGAATTAAAAAATCTGAGTTAAACGAATATATAGATGGGTTTATAGAGGCTATTACTGATAGTAAAGTGGCTGAACAAACTATTGAAAATATTAAAGATGAAATTTTAGCTGGTGGTGAATTATCAGATGAAGATAACGATATTAGATTAACAACTTATAGGTCATTTAAATCTATATATGATAAATGGATATCAGCGTCCCCAGTAGACGGAGAATTATTCTTTAACCCAATAGGTAAAAATAAAGATGGTGATAGATTATTAATTGACCATTTTAGTTTTGTTAATAGGGTTAATGCTGATATTGGTGATAGAGTTATATTAAATGTGATGGAATTAGGTAACCTATTAACTGACTATACTAATAGTATTTTTGGGGTTACTAATGATGTTTTGGATAAAAGTAATTTTAACTTCCACCCATTACCATCTTATGTAGATCTAACATTAGGATTAACCAATTTTGGAGCCAAAGAAAATAAAGATTTTAAAGCTACAGCTTTAGCTAATATGTTCTTACCACAACCCACTTCTTCAGCTTTTGATAATTTAGTATCTGGACCTCACTTCTTATGTATGTATGTTGGTGGAAATTCACAAAATTTAGATATGACACAAAGCTACCAACCTGGTTGTATTGAAGAACAAAGTTTAGCACGTAGTGGTAAAAAAGAACAACAAGGAGATAGTTTCTTATTTAGTCAAAAAGGTCAAATGACGGATGATTATGCTAATGATCCTGATTCTAAAGGTGTTGTTGCTTTTAAAGTTAATTTTGGATCACAAAACCAAAGTCATTTTATTAGTATTGATTTAGACCAGTCACAATATAAGAACACTCAGGAATCATTATTAGCTATTGAAAGGTTATCACAAAATAGTGGTAATGAAGGTGCTAATGGATTTACAACAAAGGGCCAATCTATGTACGACATTTACTTAAATAGAAGTTATAGTTGTACAGTAGAGGCAATGGGTAATATGATGATACAACCTTTACAGTATTTTGAATTAGAAAATGTACCAATGTTTAAAGGTAGTTATCTAATTAGAGATGTTAAACACACCATATCACCTAACACTGTAAAAACATCTTTCACTGGTGATAGGATACCACAAGCTGTTGTACCTATTATCGAAGATGTGGTTATGGCATTTAATTTAACACCTTCAGATAACGTTAGTGGAACTATAAATGGTGAATTCAGTAAAGGTGATTTCACTAGTAATGATAGATTAATTAAGGGTTGTGCTATTATTAGTAGATTATCTAGTGATTTAGGGCTTACTAAAGAACAGGGAGCCGCAGTTGTGGGTAATTTAATAGCAGAAAGTGGTTTAGTTCCTGATATATTACAAGGAGGTAAAAGAGGTCTAATAGTTGATACTAAAAATGGTTATGGTTGGGCACAATGGACATCCGCATCAAGAAAACAAGGTCTTATTGATACAGCTAAAGCGTTAGGTGTTGATTTAAATACTACACCAGCAACAGATGAGATAAATTATCTTTGGTTAATTGAAGAAATGAAAAAATTTAGTTCTGGTAAATTTTTAGAAACTTTAAAAACTAAAAAAACAATAAATGATGCTACTATATATGTTGCTATAGTTTATGAGGGTTGTGATGCATGTGATGAGATACCACAACAACAGGAACGAATAGCTTTTGCTAACCAAGTTGTAGACGCTTGTACATCATCGGCTAGTTATGACACTACAGTGTATGAAGACAACTCTAATAAAAAATGTCCTTCAGGTACTTCAGATGCTGGTGTTGGGGATGGGTTTAGAAAGGGTAAGTTAATTAAAATTAGATTATGTAAAGTAACCCATAAAACTGGTAGTGTTATTGTTAATGCTGAAATAGCAGATAATATTAATAGATTATTTAAAGCAGCTGAAAATGCTGGACTTGGAAAAATAGGTAGTAGTAGTGGTTTCAGAACTATGCAAGAACAAATAGATTGCGGTAAAAACAATGGTTGTCCTAAAAACTGGACAAGTAGTAGTCAATGTAGAACTGACACGGCCCCACCAGGGTTCTCAAATCACCAAATGGGTTTAGCGGTAGACTTTACCCAAAATGGGTCAACATTAAGGAAAGGTGGTACATTCTATAACTGGATGGTTAATAACGCAGCAACTTATGGTTTAAAAAATTATTATAGAGAAGCTTGGCACTGGTCAGTAGATGGTAAATAATTTTTTTTAATAAAAAGTTGATTAAACAAATATGAAAAGTTATATTTAACTTAATGTCATTAATAAAAATAATAATAAAAGATAAAAACTTGGTTGAACAATACATGACCAGGTTTTTGTCTTTTGATGAAGGTTTAATAAATCTGATTGTTGGTTGGGATTTAGCTAAAGAAATGGGGGCTAAAATAACAAACCACAAAATAAATGACAATACTTATTGGACGTTTCTACCAACGGAAAAAAGAAAAATATTTACTGAACACATACAAGAGTTTAAAAAATTAGCTTTTGATACAGTTAAAGAAGGTAAATCAATTAAAAATATTAATCCGTTAGAGTTTGAAACAAAAGAAGATCTAATTGAATACATTTCAAAAACCTTTACGGAAAAAAGTACATATTTATTTAATGAAAGTCTGTGTATTTATGATGATAATATAATTCATCATTTAGACATAGGTCTTTTAAATTTTATGTCTTGGGACATAATAAAAGATATTGAACATATTCTAGAAATTAAAAAACTAAAAAAAGAATATAAGGAATATTTAAAATATCTTGATATTAAATACATACCATACTTAATAAATGCAAAAGAAAATATTATTACTAGCAACATTTGTTAGTCCAGACTATTTAGATAAATTTCTTTTTAAAATAAATAAAAAATTTAATGTTAATAAGAAAAATGTTTTCGTGTTTGAGACTGAAGAAGACAATCTGCTATTAACATACAAATTAACTCTAGATATAGATCAAAAAATAAACATAAAAGAAGAGTTACATAAAACAGTTCAGATACATAAAAAAGGTACCACTTTTTTTACAATAAATGCATTAAATAAATTAATAGAAAAAGAATTCAACATTAATTTTGGTAATGTTAATTATACTGATTATAATCTTGATTGGGATAAATATAAAGATTCTATTATATTACTTAAAAACAATGAATTAGATATTTTACGATTAAAAAAGAAGATTATAGAATAACAGCATATTTATAAAAAAAAAGTATTATGGAAGATAATAATTTTAATAAAGAAAAAGAACTTAAAAACAAATTATCTAAGTTCTTAAAAGACGGTAAAACTTGTGAAGGGGATGAATGTAAAATTAATGACCCAGATGAGTTAGTACAAAGAGAACATAAAAAAATAATCACTAATGATGGTAGACAACTACTAAGTGAATACACAAGATAAATAAAAAATGGCTGTAAATAAAATTAACGAAGACCTAAATAGATTTAAAAAATTATTAGGTTACGACCCTTCTAAAGGTGACACTATAACAGAAAAGGTACAACCTTGGAGATATTCTTTGAATGAAGCTGAACCAGGTGAAGAAGACGATGAGGAAGAAAACGCTGATTTTGATTTTGGTGATGAGGCTAATCCAGAAGATGAGGAAGGTTCTGAAGAAGGTGGATTTGATTTTGGATCTGAAGAAGGTGAAAATACTGAAGAGACTGAAACAGAAGAACAACCTACTGAGGATGAATTTGGTACTGCTGATGAGTTTAGTGCTTCAGATGAATTAGCTGATGAAGATAGTGATGTTGAAGAAATAGATGTTACTGATATTGTTAAGAAATCTGATGAAGCAAGTGAATTCGCTAAACAAGCTTTAACAGTAGGTCAAGAAAACGGAGAATTTTTAAAATCTTTAACTGATAAATTATCTAATCTAGAGGCACAATTAACTAAAATGGATACAATAGCTTCTAAAATTACTAAGTTAGAACAAGATGTTAAAACACCAGAAGAAAAACTTGAATTAAGATCTTTGGATAGTTATCCTTTTAATATGAAGTTGACTGATTATTGGAATGAGAAGGCAACAAAAAATAAACATTACGACATTACTGGTGGTGAATCTACTGTAGATGGTGAAGAAAAAGAGTATAGATTAACACAAAAAGATATCGACGATTATAACGATGTTGATATTAAAAAATCATTTGTTCCAGAATCTAGAAATAGAAAAAGAAGAATGTAATATTTTTAACAAAATGTGGAATGGGGTCAAAAAATAAAGATTTTGACCCCATTTTTTGTTTACTTATTACAATGTAGAGCTTATCATTAACTAAATTATTAACTAAAAAAAAATAAAAATGGGTGTATTAGATGCGATTGCAAAACAGTACGAAAACAACAAAACTGGAAACAGTACAAGTACAAATTCGTACGAACAAGACTTCAGTAAATATTTTGCTGTAAGACTTGAAGACGGTGTATCTGATGGTGAAATGACTATTAGAATTATGCCACCTAAAACAGGAGTCCATCCTGTAATTAAAGAAACTGAAACTCCTTTTGATGAAGGCCATTGGCATTATCTTAAAGTGGGTGGTAAGTGGAGAAAAATCTACTGTAGAAAACATAATGACGGAGAACAATGTCCATTATGTGATGTAACAGAAGAACTTTATCAGTCTTGGAAAGATACTGGTAATAAAGAAGATAAAGAATTAGCTAACTCTTATAAAGCTAAAAAATTCTATATCGCAAGACTTATCGATAGAGATAAGGAAAATGATGGTATTAAATTTTGGAGATTCCCACACAATTATAAAGGTGAAGGAGCTTTGGATAAAATTATCCCATTATTCACAAAAAAAGGTGATATTACAAACCCTAGAGATGGTCGTGATTTGACTATTATTCTTGGTCGTGATAATAAAAATTTCACAAAAATCACTTCTATTATGTCTGAAGACCCTACGGTTTTAACAGACCCTAAATCACCACAAGCTAAAGAATGGATGAATGATACAATGTCTTGGAAAGATGTTTATTCAGCACAACCATTGGAATATGTTCAGTTGATTGCTGACGGTGAAACTCCTGTTTGGGATAAAAATCTTGGTAAATTTATTGCCAAAGGTGATGAAAGTGAGGGTGAAACTTCTTTTAAATCACAACCTAAACAAGAAGAAAATAACAAACCAGTTAGTACAACTTCAGAATCATTTGTTGATACTGAAGATGATGACGAAGCACCGTTTTAATTAAATTTACATGGCTAAGAAAACAATTTCAAAAAAAGAGTTTTCTTTGGATTCTATCTCAGATAGATTTTCATCGAAAACCAAATATAAACCCGATACTTTTATCGATTTAGGTAAAGTGTTCCAACAAGCAACTGGGGTTCCTGGTCCCGCTATTGGACACTTAAATGTATTCTTAGGTCACTCTGATACTGGAAAAACCACGGCACTCATTAAGAGTGCCATTTGGTGTCAGAAGAATGGAATTTTACCAATCTTTATTATCACTGAAAAGAAGTGGAGTTTTAAACACGCTCAATTGATGGGATTTGATTGTACTGAGGATGCACCAGGTGATTGGAGTGGGTTCTTTATTTTTAAAGATGACTTTGAATATATTGAACAAATTACCGATTATATGAATGAAATCCTTGACGCTCAAACTAAAGAGAAATGGGAGAAAGATGGTAAACCATTAGATGTTTGTTTCTTTTGGGATTCAGTTGGTTCTATTCCTTGTAAGATGACATTTGACGGTAAAGGTGGTAAGATGCATAACGCTTCAGTATTAGCTGATAAAATCGGTATGGGTCTTAATGGTAGAATTACAGGTTCTAGAAAAGAAACTAGTATGCATACCAATACTTTAGTTATCGTTAATCAACCTTGGGTAGAGTTACCAGATTCACCAATGGGTCAACCAAGAATTAAAATGAAAGGTGGTGAGGCTATCTATCTTAACAGTACTTTAATTTTCTTGTTCGGTAGTCAAAAAAATGCCGGAACAAACAAATTGAAAGCTACTAAAAATGGTAGAAGTATTAATTACGGAACTCGTTCTAAAATTTCAATCCTTAAAAATCACGTTAACGGAATTGGGTACCAGGATGGTAAAGTAATTGTAACACCTCATGATTTTATTGAGGATACCAAAGAAGCTGAAAAAGAATACAAAGATGAATACGCTGAGTACTGGATTAGTATGTTCATCCAAAGCGGACTTGAAGAAGTTGACGAAAACGACTTAGATTTCTCTATTGAAGAATCTGAAAACGATTTTGAAAACGAAGAAATTGACGGACTTGTCTAAAAACACAAAAAAAAATGAAAATTAATTACCATAGATTTATTGAAATAAATAAAGAATCACTGACAAACACCGAAGACCAGTTAAGTGGCTTTTGGATAGTTCAAAACGGTGTTGAGAAGTATTTATTGGGGGAAGTTTTATCCCCTCAGTATCTACAGTTATTAATTGATTTAGGTGTTTTAGAAGAAACCGAAGAAGAATTAAATAGAAAAAATATTGTAGGACCTTTTAAATTTGACACAGATGGGTCTGAGAACTCTTAAGAGTAAACCAACAAAAACAAAAACACTTATCATAGATGGTAACGTTCTTATGAAACGTTCTTATAACGGGGCTAAGAACGTTTACTATCGTGATAAACACATTGGTGGTATCTTTGCTTTTTATAGTACGTTACGTAAACTTATAATCGACCTTAAAGTTGATAAAGTTGTTATTACTTGGGACGGAGAACGTGGTGGTACACTACGATTGGATTATTACCCAGAATATAAAGGTAATAGACCTAGGTTCTTCGACCAAGAGTACGAAACACAAAAGATACGTGTTAAACAATACGCAGAAGATTTATTTATTCGTCAGTACGAACATCCAGATGTAGAATCTGATGACTTAATAGCCTTTTATTGCCAAAACAAAAAAAGTCTTGAGGAAATAATTGTTTATACTAATGATAGGGATATGTGTCAACTTATCAAAGATGATGTTCATCTCTACCTAGCCGATAAACGTGAGTTAATTACACCAGGTAATTATCAATGGCATTTTCAACATCATCACACGAATGCCGGAGTTATTAAAATTATGGAGGGTTGTACTAGTGATTATATTAAGGGTGTTGAGGGTGTTACAGAAAAAAAATTATTACAGTATTTCCCAGATTTAAAAACAAAAACTTTAACCGTTGAAGATATAATTGAACAGGCTAAAGTTTTACAAGAAGAAAGAGAAGGTACCAAACTAAAAGTTTTAGATAACATTATTAATGGTAAAACTAAAGGTGTACATAGAGGTCCGTTGTATGAGATAAATACAAAAATAATTGATTTATCTAACCCATTATTAACAGAAGAGGCTTCAGAATCTGTATTAAATTTAGTAAAATTACCATTAGACCCTGAAGGTAGAGATCATAAAAATGTATTAAAAATGATGTTGGATGACGGTATTATGTATGTCATACCTGGAGGGGAAAACGGTTATATAAATTTTATGGAACCATTTATTAAATTAATTAAAAAAGAAAAGTTAAATTTTAAAAATAAAAAAGCATGAAAAAATTTGAATTTGTATTCTACATTAATCGTAACATCATCTGCCAAAGATATTTTACTGTTAAGAATTTTAACAAACAATCAGTAAAATCTATTGATATCATGGACTGTACTAAAAATGTTACTGAAATGATTAAGAGAGATTTAAAAAACAAAACGTACGAATTTTTATGGAGTCAGTATAACCCATATTTCGAACAAAAAACAGAAGATATTTTAAAGGAAGAGGTAACAGTTGAAGACTTTTTTGATTTTGAAATTAGAATCGATGATGTCGTTGTAGGTCATTCACAAATTAGAGGTAATGATTATCCACAAAGAGTGCGTTATTCTGTAGATATTAGAAAATTAATCCCTTCTATCATTGCAGAGATTCAAAATACCCTATCTAAAGAAAATTTTGATGTGGAATACAGCGGAATTGAACTATAAAAGTTATTTATAGAAAACGCTAAAACAAAAAGTTTATGAGTAAAAATGTTATCACACTGGGTTATTTAGGTTACAAGTTTCAGACTGAACTCATAAATCAAATCTTACATCCGGCAAACAAAAAATTCGCAGATAGATTAATAGATATTATACATGCGAAGTATTTTGATAACGAGTATTTTAGATTAATTATTGCTACAATAAAAGATTATTTTGAACGATTCGAAAAGGTTCCTGCGTGGGATACTTTAGAAACGATTCTTAAAGTAGAAATCAAAGACACTATTACACAAGAATATGTCTTTGAAATCACTAAAGAGATTAGAAATTTAGATGTCGAAGACTGGAGATATATCCAAGAAACGGCACTAAATTTCTGTCGTCAACAAGAACTAAAAAGAGCTAACGATAAAATATCTAAAATCATTGAAGGTGGTGATTTTGATAAGTATGAAGAATGTGCTGAAATAATGAAAGAGGCTCTGTCAGTGGGAGCCGAAAAAGATGATGGTACTTCCATCGCAGATGAATGGGAAACCGTTCTTCAAGAAGACTTTAGACATCCAATTCCTACAGGAATAAGTGGTATCGATGATTTAACCGATGGAGGTCTGTCAAGGGGAGAATTGGGTGTTGTATTAGCACCATACGGTGTTGGTAAAACAACAATTTTAACCAAAATTTCTAATACCGCATATAATATGGGGTATAATGTTTTACAAATCGTTTTCGAAGATTTAGCACCAGTAATCAAGAGAAAACACGCCGCATGTTGGAGTGGTATCGCTCTTAACGAATTTAAAGAACGTGAAGATGAAGTTCTTGAAATAGTTAAACAAAGAACTAATGGTAGAGAAAACGATTTAATTATCAGAAAATTCTCTTCTGAAGGTATTACAATGAATCACATTAAATCTTATGTGAGACATTTAATTTCAGTTGGGTTTAATCCAGATATGATAGTTTTAGATTATATCGATTGTGTTGAGTCAACAAGAAGATATAATGATGAATGGTCTGGTGAAGGAAATGTGATGAGAGGATTCGAATCTATGTTAGCTGAATACAATATGGTTGGGTGGACAGCAGTACAGGGTAATAGAAGTTCTATTTCATCAGATGTGGTAACAGGAGACCAAATGGGTGGGTCTATTAAAAAGGCTCAAATTGGTCACTTCATAATGTCTATAGCCAGAAGTTTACCACAAAAAGAAGGTAATAGAGCAACTATAGCGGTTTTAAAATCAAGATTTGGTAGAGACGGTGTTCTTTTTGAAGATTGTGTCTTTGATAACGGTAGAGTACATATTGATACTGAAGCTTCAGAAACTTTCTTAGGTTATGAAAGAAAAGTGGAAGAAAGAAAAGAGGAAAATACTAGGGAACGTTTAAAAAGAGTTAAAGAAAGAAGAGAGTTATCATCTAACCAAGTAGAACAAAATAATTAATAATTTATTCAAAAAAATTTAAAAATGGAATTATCAAATCAAATTCTATCAGACATTACTGTCCACATGAAATACGCTAAGTATTTGCCACAAAAACAAAGAAGAGAGACTTGGGAAGAGTTGGTGACAAGAAATAAAGAGATGCACCAAAAGAAATACCCAAGTTTAAAAGAAGAAATTGAAACCGTTTATAAAATGGTTTATGACCGTAAAGTTTTACCATCTATGCGTTCATTACAGTTTGGGGGTAGACCAATCGAAATCTCACCAAACAGAGTTTATAACTGTGCTTTCTTACCTATTGACCACATTGATGCCTTTTCAGAAACAATGTTTTTATTGTTAGGAGGTACAGGTGTAGGGTATTCAGTACAAAAACACCACGTTGACAAATTACCTGAAATTAGAAAACCAGACCCTAACAGAACTAGAAGATATGTAGTTAGTGACTCAATCGAAGGATGGGCTGACGCAATCAAAGTTTTGATGAAATCTTATTTCGGAGTTAATTCATCAACACCTATATTTGATTTTTCAGATATCAGACCAAAAGGAGCTTTATTGGTTACTTCAGGAGGGAAAGCTCCAGGACCACAACCACTTAAAGATTGTGTTCACAATATTAAAAAAGTATTGGATGCTAAAGTTGATAGAGAAAAATTAACAACACTAGAAACACATGATATTGTATGTCACATTGCTGACGCTGTATTAGCTGGTGGTATTCGTAGAGCTGCTTTAATTTCACTTTTCTCAGCCGACGATAATGAAATGATTTCTTGTAAATCAGGAGCATGGTGGGAACTTAACCCACAAAGAGGTAGAGCTAATAATTCAGCAGTTCTTTTAAGAAATAAAATCACTAAAGAATTCTTTATGGATTTATGGAAAAGAGTTGAAATGTCAGGAGCTGGTGAACCTGGAATCTATTTCTCTTACGATAAAGATTGGGGAACTAACCCTTGTTGTGAAATTGCTCTAAGACCTTACCAGTTCTGTAATCTTTGTGAGGTAAATGTGTCTAACATTGAATCACAAGAAGACTTGAATGAGAGAGTTAAAGCGGCAGCATTTATTGGTACTTTACAAGCAGGTTATACTGATTTCCACTATCTTCGTGATGTATGGAAAAGAACAACTGAAAAAGATGCTTTAATTGGTGTATCGATGACAGGGATTGGTTCAGGTGTTGTTTTAGGATATGACATGACTGAGGCCGCTGAAATGGTTAAGATTGAGAATAAAAGAGTTGCTGAATTAATTAACATTAACCCTTCAGCTCGTACAACAACAGTTAAACCAGCTGGTACAACATCATTAACACTTGGTACTTCTTCAGGTATTCACGCTTGGCATAATGACTATTATATTAGAAGAGTTAGAGTTGGTAAAAACGAAGCTATCTACACATATCTTTCTATTTATCATCCTGAGTTAATTGAAGATGAAGTATTTAGGCCACATGATACAGCAGTCATTTCTGTACCGCAGAAAGCTCCAGAAGGGTCTATCTTAAGACACGAGTCACCATTCCAATTATTGGAAAGAGTTAAAAAAGTGTCACAAGAATGGATTAAACCTGGACATAGAACAGGTCAAAACACACATAATGTTTCAGCTACAATTTCATTGAAAGATGAAGATTGGGATTTAGCTGGTGAATGGATGTGGGATAACCGTGAATTCTATAATGGATTGTCAGTTTTACCATATAATGGTGGAACTTATCAACAAGCCCCTTTCGAGGATTGTGACGAGGAAACTTATAATAGAATGATGAAATCTTTATCAAACATCGATTTATCAAAAGTTGTTGAGTTATCTGATAATACAGACTTAAGTGGTGAATTAGCTTGTGCCGGTGGGGCTTGTGAAGTGGATGTAGTTTTACCTAAAACAACTGAAGTTGAAACAACAAACACTGACGGTGATGAATAAGACAAAAATTAGTTGGGGTAACGATATATCATTATCTCATCAAATACTTATAGCTTTGTACAATATTAGAAAAAACAATGGTTAAAACCAAACCCCTCAGTAGAGGGGTTTTTTGTGCCTAACATTTACTCTTATTTTTTTAATTATAAATTGATTACTTGAATATTTATATTAAAAACTATGGGAGAAACTTTCATAAATATCAAATTTCCTTTTTCTGATTCGGAAAAAGGATTTTTCCTAGAATTGAATAAGATAGATAAAAGAGCTATTAAATCTGATTTAATGCATCTTCTATTAACTAATAAAGGGGAAAGACTATATATGCCTGAATTTGGTACAAATTTAAAAAAATATTTATTTGAACCTAATATTGAGACTGTTAGTTCAGACATAAGAACTGAAATACAGACGGCTATAAGCAAATATATACCTAATTTACAGGTAGATAGACTTGAGGTTTTACCTAAACAAGATAATGAACATGCTGTATTCGTTAGAATAGAATATACAGTAACAAATGACACTTTTCAAGAAAGTGATTTCGTAACAATACAAATTTAAAAATGGCACAGAAAAAAATAAATTATTTATCAAGGAACTTTGCTGAAGTAAGGACTGATTTATACAATTTTATTAAAAAATATTACCCAGATTTAATGTCTGATTTTAGTGATGCATCTATTGGTAGTATGTTAATTGAATTAAACGCTGCTGTAGCTGACATGTTGTCATACCAAACGGATAGAATGTTTAATGAAACACAAATAGATTATGCTCAACAAAGAAAGTCTGTTTTAAATATGGCCAGAACTTTAGGTGTTAAAGTACCTGGTTATAGACCTTCAGTAACATTAGTCGATTTTTCAGTTAAAGTACCCCCTTATGGTGATACTTTTGATGTTAGATACGCACCAGTTTTAAGATTTGGTGCTCAAGTTACTGGAGCGGGTAAAGTTTTTGAAACTCTAGACGATATTGATTTTTCGTCACCATTCAGTAGTGGTGGTGTACCTAATAGACTTATCATCCCTAATTTTGATAATAACAATAATTTATTGAACTATACATTAGTAAAAAGAGAGTTAGTTGTTAATGGTAAAACGAGTTACTATACTAGAGCTATTGGTTCGTCAGATATAGTACCGTTCTTAGAAATAATTTTACCAGAATCTAACGTACTTTCAGTTGAGAGTGTTATCACTGTTGAAAATGCTACACCTTCTATCCCACCATTAGATTATTTTATTGACCCTAATCTTAGATGGTATGAAGTTGATTCCCTGGCTGAAGATAAAGTTTTTATAGATGATAATTCCAGATATTCTGATAATATATCTATAACTCCGGCTAAATGGAAATCTATTACAAGAAAGTTTGTTAGTGAATACACTGATTCTGGTTTCTGTAAATTAACTTTTGGTAGTGGTGTTAATGATGATAATAATCAGTTAACACAATTACTAGCTAATTCTAATAACTTTATTAATACATTAGCTTTAGGTGAAATACCTAAGGCTGGTACCACATTATATGTTAGATATCGTGTAGGTGGGGGGTCTTCATCTAACCTAGGACCAAATGTTTTAACTAGTATTGGTACTATTGATATGGTCGTAAACGGGCCTAATGCAATAATAAACCAAACAATCAAGAATTCTTTAACTGTTAATAATCCTATACCAGCTGTAGGTGGTGGTGAAGCACCATCTATTGATGAAATCAGAAATTTAACTAAATATAATTTCGCTTCACAAAATAGAAGTGTAACAATTAAAGATTATGTAGCACAACTACTTAAAATGCCTGGTAAATATGGGTTGGCTTATAGATGGAGTGTTGAAGAAAGGTCTAATAAAGTGGTAATAAACTTATTAGGTTTAGATCCTAGTGGTAAATTAACTAATGTTAGTTCATCTACCTTAAAAGAAAATATAGCAACGTGGTTAGCAGATTATAGAATGATTAATGATTATGTTGAGATAAATGACGGTAGAGTTTTAAATATTGGTTTAGATATAGATATTTTCGTAGATAAAAGTTTTAATGGTTCTGAGGTTGTTAACAACGCAATACAAAAAACTATACAATATTTTGATATCAAAAACTGGAGTATGGGTCAGGATATATATTTATCTAATCTTATTGAGACCATAAATAATGTTCCTGGAGTATTAAATGTTATTAATATACAAGTTAAAAATTTTGTTAGTGGTGATTATTCATTAAATAAGGCATCACAACAGATAATAAGTGAGGATACAACGGTTTCACCGGCAGTTAGAATATTAAATACATCAGATTTTACAATATTTGGTGAACCTAATGCTATGTATGAGATTAAGTATCCTAACAAAGATATAAAAGTTAGAGTTAAAACTAATTAATGGAACATTATTCACTTAAAAATACTTTTAATGGGGCTAATTTTTATACCGATGGTGAGTTATTGAATACCTCAGAGCCTACCAAGTTTCTTAGTATACCGATAAATCTATCTATAGATAATACTGGTTACGAAGATGTTATAAATCAAATCATATCTGATGAAGTTAATAAAAATGTTAACTTAGTTAATGATAGAGAGACAATAAAATTTAGTTCAGCTGTATATAATACCTCAGAGAAATCTAATCTTAAGTTTAAATTCTATTTTTCATCAACAGCAGGTACTTATGGGGATAGTTTTATTTATGCTGGTTTTACACAAGATGATATAACTAATGTTAAAAATAGATTAACTAAAAGTTTTTTTAAACTAGATTTTTATGATGGAGAAGATGATAATAAAAATTATTTATTCTCCGAATTTATAAATGTTAACTTAAATGTTAACAGTACAACTTTTGATTTTAATAGAATTTATTGGTTAAAAAATGACACTAAGTTTATTAACGAAAATACCTATAGAAAATTATATTTTGATGTAACATTTTTTAATGCTAAAGATGGTTCTATAAAAAAATTTATAAATAGAAACATACCTTCAGCTGTATATATGAACGAGTATAAAAATAATCCTAGTTGGAGATATTCTGAATTTAGAGTTTTAAATCCGTATACTAATGTTAATAATTTAAGTTTTAATAATAACAAAGTTTTTTATGTAGAACCTAGAAATGGTAATACAGATACATTAATAAATTTTGTAGAAATAAAAATAATATAATAATGGAATTTTATAAAAGAACAATAAAAACATCTGATTTTAAAAAAGTGGTAGATACAGGACAACCTGAATTACCATATCTTTTAGATGAAAAAGTGTCTTTAAGAATATTCCTAACACAAAACATAGAAGATATAGGGTTTTATGAGGATTATAAAACTGAAAGTAGAACTATAAATTTTAATGGTGGATTAAATTTCACAACAATAACTGGACACACAAAAATGTAATGGGAGTAACAGGATTAACACAAAATAAATTATTTAGGATAAAATCATTAGATCCCAATGACCCATATAAAGTAGGTTATAATGGTGTATTAGATGTATATAACGATGATTTTGGTTACACCATAGTTAAATATGAGATAGATGACATCATATATAAATCCTATTTACCGACAACAAAACCACAGAATAGTATTAGAGATTTTACTTTAAATACAAGTAATACTTATAGTGGTTCTAAAAACATAGCAAAATTACCTTCAGATGGGTTAAATAAAATTAAGCTAGGCAACACAACATTAAAAAATAATGTTGGTAGTGTTTTCACTAAAAAAGACATTTTAAATTCAGGTCCTGATAATGTTCTAACTAAAAGTGTTAAGAATAATAATGTGATACCAGTTAATTATAGAACTGGTTTATATGGTAGTAACCCTGTGGGTGATACAATATTTGAAACTAAAACATTCAGTTACGCTCAGTTCATTACATCAGGTATTTTAAAAAATGAAAAATATATAGGGTTTATAGGTAGCCCAAAAGTTGAATCCGACCTATTTATAGAAAGAGATCAATACCCAATCTATGAGAGACACCAAAGACTTTCAGAAATAAATAATTTAGCTGAGTTATTCAATTATAGAAACGGTTATTATACAGAAATAAACACAATTTAAAAAATGGCAACAGGAAATTATGGTGTAGTAAGACCAGCTGACGTTTCAGTAGCGGACATACAAATATTTTACAATTATACACCTAGTAGAAATATAAAACCATCACCACTTATAGAGTTAAGTGCCGATTCTTTATTAGAAACGGTTACTTCACCTATAGACCTTAATGGTGTAGCTTCAGCGTTACCTGGTTTATATAATTTAAATTTACCGGCTAATGTATTTAGTCAAAAAGGTTTTTATAACATAGTAATTAAACCTAGAGAATATAGGTTAACAATACAAGATTGTGGTGTATTATCTTCATCACCAGATATAAAGGGTGTTATTCTTAACGCTGCTGATTTACCTTCTAATATTACCTTAGATAGTTCATTAATAGGTTATAGAATAGAGTATTTCTCAAATGATGGTACTAAACTTAATAACATTTTTAGAATAATCACCTCAAATGGTAGAGTGGAACCAGTTAATCAAAATTTAAATAATACTTCACAGAAGGCTATTAGATACAGATATAGAGATAACTCAGATTTAATATTTTGTACGTTAACACCAACATCTAACCCTGTAACACAACCAAATAAAATACCTTTTATTGGTTCAGCTGGACAAGTTATTACAATAACTAATACGTTCTTTAATCCAGTATTTTTAGAAATAGAAATGACTGAATACGATTTAGAAACATTATCATATGGTATATATGGTAACCAAACTAAATCAATACAAGATGGTAAATACACTATATATGATTCAAATAATCAAATATACAAACAATATAATCTTTACGAAATACAAGATAATACTGGTACACCTTTATATGAAGTTAGACAAGAAGTTGATACAATTGATACCACTAAAAACTTTGATAATATAACTCTACCTTAAGTAAAATAAAATGGCAATAAAAGTAATACCAGGGGCTTTAACAGATGCTTATAAAAGTAGGGAAGGTGACTTTGCCCCAGATTTGGTAGGGTTCCAATTCACCAAAAGTTCAGCACTTTTTACTCTAGGTAATTTTTCATTAACTACTAACACAGACCAACTTACTGGTCAAGTTTTTAATACAGGTACTTTTTCTGACCCAATAAGTTTAGATAGTTTAACTTTATCACAAGTAGAATCACAAGCTATTGAACAAAATAGTAATACACTATCTGTTACCTTAAATAATAATAAAAATAATTTTTTAAGTTATGTTTATTTTGGTGAGTCTAAAAAATTCTTAGAGACAGAGATAAGTGGTATAATCAATAGTTGGAAAGGTAGTTTATATATTGAACAATCTAATTTAACAGATACTGTTGTAAACTATAGTTACAACCAATATACTAATGAAACTTATTTTAGTTTTTCAGTGTATGTTGCTGAAAATATTTTTAGTTTAAGTACTGGTTCTAGTGATTTTACATATGATGAAAATAATATTGGGTTTTTACAACAAAATTATTTAAAATATGAAATAAAAAATGATTACGGTGTATTCCCAGTTATTGGATACACTGGTAATAGTGTAAATAGTGATTATATAAATCTTAAATTAACAGGTAATGTTTGGCCTTCTTTAACAGCTAACACTAGTGGTTCATTTACTTATCATTTAAAACCTAATGATAGTTCTTTACAGAAATATTTTTTCAGTAAATTAAGTGATTTTCAAAATCAATTATTAAATAGATTAACTGTACCACAATATACTTTAATTTTAGATATACCATATAAAAATGAATTAGGTTATACATTTACAGTATCTAAGAGTTTTACTTGGCCAACAAGTGATGGATTTAACTTAGATGTAGATACTAGAAATTATGGTGAATATTTGGATAAAATATTTGGTTTAGCTAATGATTTAGATGCTAATAGTACTAGTATAATGACTAGAAAATTGGTAGCATCTTCAATACTAGAATTTGATAGTGAGGGTGATGGTACTACGACTACTGGTCGTAAAATGGATAAATTACTTAAGATTTGGGGTAGGGAATATGATGAAGTTAAGAGATATATTGATGGTATATCTTTTGCTAATGTTGTAACATACGATGGTAAAGACAATACACCAGACGAATTAATTAAAATATTAGCTCAAACATTAGGATTCGATACAATACAAACGTTCTCAAACAATGATTTAGTAAATTATTTAGCCACAACAACTAACGCTATTTTTTCTGGACAATCAAGAAGTTTATCAATACAAGAATTAGATACTGAACTATGGAAAAGATTAGTAATAAATGCTTGGTGGTTATTTAGGTCTAAAGGAACTAGAAAAGTTATTGAATTTTTCTTAAATCTTTTTAGAATAGATGAGTGTTTAATAGATTTAAATGAATATGTTTATTTAGTTGAACAAAAAATAGATTACCTAGAAGCAAGACAAAAAGTTTTTGATTACGTGTTACTGTCTACTGGTATTGATGCTGACGGTGATAACGCTTCTTTTTATAATTTAAATATACCAATAGATAGAGATGGTTATCCATTACCATTACCTGATACATCAGACTACTACTTCCAAATGGGAGGATTTTGGTATAATGGAGGAACTGAGGATAATACAAAACCAAATATTAACGGTAATAACCCACACTATGGTCCTTATGATTATGGCGAGGCTTATTTCAATAAATTCAGATGTTTTGTCGACAATTTTAACCCATTAATACAAACAGTTAATTTAAACCAATTAACATTTAACTATTTTAAAGATTATACTTACGGTTCTATAGAAAATAGTACACCACAAACTTTAAGCATTTCTAACGCTACTGGGTCTACAGTTAATTTAACAGAAACTGGAACAATACTAACTAATTACAATCAGTTTTATGCTGGTGTAATGAATGATAACAGTAGGGTGACAACTGGGACAACTGTTCTTAATGCTGGTAAAACAGATGAATACAGTAATACTGGTAATTTCTCTTTCAAAATTAATTTCTCAACAGGAAGTGGTAAAGAATGTGAAGTATGTCCACCACAAATATTTTTAGGTAAGGGTGGTACTAGTGATGGTTTAGTCACTTATTTATATAACGATGAATTATTCAACGTAACATCGAAAGATTGTTGTGATTTTTATCATTTCTACACATACCCTAATTTAGACACTACTACTGGTGGTAATCTATGTTACTGGTGCCCACCTAAGAGTAGTTTTGTTGAGGTTAGTCCAATAAACGGTAACATTATTGTCTTACCACCATTAAATACTGGTACAACAAACCCTACAAACCCAGCTAACCCTATTGGTGGACCGACACTACCTTCTAACCCTATTGGTGGGCCTACAAGTCCATCTACCCCAGTTTTAACACCTACTGGTGTTGGATCTATAGTATCCCCTGTATTAGTTACGTCATCAGTAGGTAATGTAGCAACTAGTCCAGTATTAAAAACGCCGGTACCTAATGGTGGTTCTTTATCAGTACTTTCACCTAAAAAAGATACTGTAATATATTTTACAGGTCCTGATGGTACATTAATACCACCTAACAAAGATTGTTGTACACTTAGAGGTTATTCTTGGAACTATATAACTAAAAAATGTGTAACTAAAGTAATAACAACAGATACGGCCACATCTAATGATGCGGTAGCTGTATTATAATATATTAAGATAAAAAATAATGGCTTGTAGAATAGAAGACCTTGAACCGTCACAGATAATATTAGGTTGTACAGACCCACTAGCATCCAATTTTAATGCTGATGCAACAGTTGATGACAATTCTTGTTTATATACAATTAGTTATGTTTCTGGATGTACAGACCCTAGTGCTTTAAATTTTAATGCTGATGCTACAGTTGATGATGGTTCTTGTGTTTTTAAAGAATGTCCTACTGTTTTTGAAATAAGACCTAGTGATGGAGTTGTTTTTTATACAGAATATACACAAGTAAAAGGTGTATCAACTACAGGTCCAACAAATCCTACGGTACCAGTTTCAGTACCTTTAACAGAAGATTGTTGTACAGAAGCTATAGTTGGCCAACCCGTGATTTGGGATGGGACTTTTTGTAAAATAACTAGTTCTGGTAAATGTCCAGAACCTTTATCTGTTAGTGTTGAAGGTGTTATTTTAAGTAGTTTTGGTACACCAGTAAATGAAACTTGTTGTTCATACGTTAAATATGGTGTTTGGGATCCTAACTACCAAATAAGTACGGCAACAGCTCCAGGAGCTTGTATTGATACAAGTTTTAATGCTGAAGAGTGTAATTTAAGTTTATCTGATTTAGTATTTAATAATGATGGTTCAATATCTGTATTACCAGACCCAATATTTACTGGAACAACTGGTAATAGCAATGTAGATAGTGGTGGATTATTAGGTGATACAGGACAATCTACCTGTGTTAACTTACAAAATTGGTTTGTAGTTCCCTTAGATAATATCTATAGTACAACATCCATTCCTTTGGGATATCCTAATGGTAATGTTGTTGTTTTAACTACAAATGATGCTAACGCTTTAAATATACCACAAGGACAACAAATACAACTTATTGGAATGGATGTTGTACCTTTACAAAATACTTGTTATAACATAACATCTATATCTACATTAAATACGGTAACAACTGTATTAGATGTTGTTAACTTCCCAGGGTCTTCATTGTATTATATTTATACATCAATTTATATACCTAGTTCTGAAGCTATCTCAAATAACTGTGTAAACGTCCAAGGACCACCAGAAACTTCATTAGAAATTGTTGTAGATGGTAGTGGTTATGCTTGTTTAGTTTTTGGTCAACCAGAGCCTGGACCGACAAATGGTTGTATACCATTTAATAGTTTCTTTTTTGACCCACTTTATTTAGCTAGTTCTTATATAACAACAATTAACGGTAATAACACTAATTTATGTAATTTACAAAATTTATATAATAATGATTATTATTTATATGTCATAACCAGTGACCCAAGTATTTTAAACTTAAATGATTGTTCAGATTATGAGTTCGATTCATCATTTAATCAAGCTTTAGCTGATAGTTGTTGGGGTCAAGTATATACTGTTTATGAAACAGACCAATACGGAAATCAATCTAGTATTTTACAGGGACAATTAGATGTTAATTTTACCACAGCAACATTATTAGCAAAAAATATTGTAAATTCTGGTCAATATGCTGGTAATTATATAGCTTTATTTAATATTAGTATACCTGGTTTAGGTGGAGATAATTTAAAAAACAATCAAAGTTGTGGAACCATAGAATACTCTGGACAAATATGTTTAGGTGTAGGTACGGGTAATAAAACACCAGTACCATCAGTAAGTAAAAAACTACCACCATATAATCTTAATGGAGACTTCTCAAATATATTAGATATTTTAAATAACAATACCAATAATCCTAGTATTGAGTTAACTGAAATATGTTGTGAAGAATTAGGTAATGGTTTCTGGACATTTGTTGACGGTAAGTGTTATTGGAAAGCCCCTAAATTACCAGAATTAGTATCTTTAGGTATTAGTGAGAATGATGTTATAGTAACAGATTCTGGTTGTGATACATTAAGAGTTTGTATGTCATTCTTTTTAGAAAGACCAGATAGACCAGAATGTGATATAGCTGATAATAATATTACAGCTAGTTTAGGAATATATAGTGGAGATATAGCAACTAATTTATTAAATGTAACACAAGTATCTACATTTGATTTATCTAGAGATGGATACTGTCAATGGATAAATTTATGTATCGATGTAACTGGGTTTGAGGGAATTCCTTTTAAAATCAAATTAAATCTTGACGGTGTTTTAGACTGTTGTGATTATGAAGTTTATGTTGATGATATTAGTGTTAACTGTACAATACAGGATGAGATAACTGTTTTAAATCAAAGTGATTGTCCAGGATTTAAATTACGTAAAGTAGTTGATAATAAAAAATCTTGGGTATACAATGATGGTGAGGTTATTAATAGAATATTCGCTCCTAGTGTGGATGCTGATATTCCTTGGAGATATACAAATTATTTTGAGCAATCTGGTGTATACGAAACACATAGTAAGTTAGTATTGAACACTAAAGAATTACAATTAACTTTTAATATGTGTTCTGGTGAAAATTGTAGTGTTAGTGGTACATCACTTTCTGTTTACGATTTAATAAACTATAAAAATAACTTCCAGAATTTCTGGGTTAAATTTATTGAGCAATTTGTACCGGCAACTACAATATTTGTGGCTGGGGAAAAATGGTGTACAAGAGAAAATCAGATATGCCAAACTTATACTGATTGTAATTATAATAATAACTTTAGTTTATCTGATTTAGGTATTACCCATACAAATGGTGATACTAATAAGAGAACTACTAATATAACTGAAGGTAGTAATGTTGATATTAATATTGGTACAACTACAATAACTTCTACTAAAACAGGTGATTACGGAACTAATAATACAGATCAACCTATAATAACTAAAAACTTTGTAGGGTCGTTTATACCAAACGATACCAGTACTTTAGTTGATAAAGAATTGACTTTGATTAAAGGTTTACTACCATTACTTGAGAAGGGTATGACAGATTTTAGAAGTAAAATAAATACTCAACAAACTATTAATATAATAATTTAATGGGTTCTAATAAGACTATAAGATTAAGTACAACGCCTGGAGAGAGTAAAAATATACAGGTTAAGATTGAACAGGAATTTGATACGTTGGACATATTGAGTTTAAAGATAACTCAGTCTGAAGCGTATCGTAATTTTTGTTCTGATTATGGTGTTATTGTTGGTAGGGTTATAGCTAATGATGGTTTTGGCGTTGAGAACGCTAAAATTTCTGTGTTTATACCTATAGATGGAGAAGATTCACAAAATACGTTAATTAGTACAATATACCCATATACCACACCAAACGATTTAAATTCTGAAGGTATAAGATATAACCTACTACCAAAAAATGGTAAAAGATATACCTACTATCAAAAATTTCCTGCAAACATAAATCCTAATAACGATATATATAACTACCAGGCACCATTCAAAGGTTCTTGGGCAACAACTTCTTGGTATTTAGAATCTTTATATGAAGATGGTTCACAATTACGTAGTAGGGAAGTAAATTCTCAGTATGGACCTAAAGTTCCAGTAGGTACTTTTCCTAGTAAACAAGAATTCTTAGATAATGATATATTATTAGAGATATACGAAAAATATTATAAATTAACCACTAAAACTAATATTTCTGGTGATTATATGATATTTGGTGTACCAGTAGGAAACCAAACAGTTCACATGGACGTTGATTTAAGTGATGCCGGACAATCTACGTTAACTGTAGAAGATTTTTTAAATGCTGGATTCCCATCTAGTTTATTTGATATAGAAAATAATACATTTAAATCATCAACTAATTTAGATTCATTACCTCAGATAGAAAGTAGGAATATTAGTGTGGAAGTAGTACCGTTTTGGGGTAACCTAGAACAGTGTGAGGTAGGTATAACTAGATTAGATTTTAACTTAAATAAAACAGTTACACCTTCAGCATCATTATTAGGATACGCTTTCACAAATTTAAAAGGTTGGTTTAAACCAAATGGCCAAATAGGTGGTGGAGCTGATTTTGGACTCGATTTTGGACTAATAGGGTCTATGATACCATTAGGTGTTAGTGTATATTCTAAAGCTGTTAATAATGATTTTACTAAAACAGAAAGTTTTACTGACGGACCTTTTTTAACAACTGTACCAATGTACAGTGATAGATTAGTTACTGACGAATTTGGTAATTTAGTTCCTAGCCCTGATAATATTAAAGGTATACCAACCTCTGGTGAATATCAATTTTATATATGGACACCAACATCACATGCTTCAGTTGAAGAAAACGCTGGTGAAAATAAAACTGCTTACCATTCTGTTAATAGATCAATACTTAGATACGATATCTTAAATAAAAAAAGATTAATATATACTATAGGACAAATAAATAACGGACAAGATTGTGCAGCTTGCCAATATAGGAAATGGTCTATTTTAGGTAATGATAAATCACCAGACGGTTCCGTTTTAACATACCCAAGTAATTATAAAGGGTTTGATAATTCTGATAGATTTGGTCGCGATAAAATTTGTTACGGTTCATTATATATGCCAAAATTTGAAGTTAAAGATGGTAATAATACTGTTTTTGAGTTTATAACTAATTACCAACCCAATTCTATTGGTGAACCTTATGAGGGGTATAGATATAACACCGTTTGTTATTTAATGGACATTACAGATGTAGTGACATTTAATTTACCTACATCAGCTAAAATAGGTTATACTGGTGGACAACAAATTAATGGTTTAGGTACTGGTGGTAATGAAGATAATGTTAATATCGCTAATGAAACAATACCGTTAAAAAATAACACTAACAATGGTAACGCTATAGCACCTTTATCTAGTAATAGGTTAAATACCATAGACCTTACTTTATCTAACATAGCAAACCAATCATTATTTGATGATAATGCTGGTAATATATTGGTAAACAATAAAAAGTCCCAGGCAGGTAGATATTTCATGTATTTTGGATTACATGCAAATAATAACGCATTAACTTATTTAAAAGAAAAATTAGGTGAGTAATCAAGATTATAATATAAAAACCGTACTTGGTATTTACAAGAATAAGGTGTCTATTAATAAAGACACTTTTGTTGGGTTGGAATTGGTTAATAAAACTAGATTAACCGAACAAGATAAGAATGTTCATATAGTAAATAATGTTGATAGATTTAATTACGAAAGAAACACTTCTGGTAAATATAGAATCAACGGTAGATTGGAAATAGTTACAGGTAATGTTAATTCATTTGCTTTTAATTATTTTCCAGCTGAAAGTGATTGGAACTTAGAAGAACTCGATACAAATCAAATCACTAAAAATTGGATAATCCAATTAACATACCCATATAGTAATGATGTCACAACTGATATTATAACATCTACAAGTACTGGTGTGAAAACATCGAAACCAGATAAGGGTGTACAAATTTTATCTATGACTCCTGTAGATTATACTGGACGTAGAACAAAAGTATTATTAAGAACTGTACAAAAACATGGTATTTTAAATGTGGGTGAATTTATATACATAACACCAGATAATGGTATTTTAAATTATTTAGGGTTCCATAAAGTTTTAGATTTTGAATTCGGTAACGAAGAGAGGGGTTTAATATTGGAAACACCTTATGAAGGGACTATAGATATAGGTAACGTTAAAAGGGTTTTCGAACCATCAACTAACGACACACTGTATCTTAACGCAATAAGTTTAGTACAAATTTCTAAATGTGATTCGCAAGGTACAACAATAGGGGCTTTAAATCATACTAAAATATATGATACAAATCATGGTCTTAGACTTGGTGATTATATTGATTTAAGATTTAATTCTCTTAGCCTTATAAATGGTATACATAAAGTAGTTGCTATACCTAATAGTAGTGAATTTGTTATAAGATACGAATTACCGTTTACCAATGTTGGTCCTGTTAATATTACTGATTTATCAGCAACAGCCGAGTTAAGATATAGAAGAATAGATGGTACACCATCAGATTATTATTTCAGAAAATTTAAAATATTAACAGACCTTAAAGATTATGAAATTTATAAAGCTGCTTATTCGGTTAATATTTTTTCTGATGAATTTACTAATAAATTAAGTCTTTTCCATTTCAATAAAAATGTTGATGTAACTGATTTAAGAGATAATTTAAACAGACCTTTAAGTGAACTTTACTTAACTGTAACTAGGAGGTCTAACCCTTTTTCTGATGTTATTAGTATATCAGAAGAAAATAGTAGTCTAGTACCTATTAGTTCTAGTGATGGGCCTATAGTTTTAGAAACTCTTTCTTATTGGACAACTAATGGGGTTGGGAGCATCCAAAGACCTAACAGTGGTGATACCTTATATGGTGACTTTGTTGAATATAATAGTTCCTTTTTACAAGAGAATGTATTGTCTAAAGTAGTAAATAGGTTTGGTGTGTCTAGATATAATAGTACCTCTAATACTTATTATGATAATGGTGATGGATATTATTATTTACCACATAATAAAATACAAATTAGAAAATATTCAACTACAATTGAAACAGTAGATAATAAACCAGATGAAGAATACCCAGAATATGCCCAATTAAATAATAATGGTACAGTTTCTTGGAGAGATTTATTGGATATAGGTTTTTATGATACAGTAACCAATGGTGTTGATTACCCATTTGTTAACGGTTGTCATTATTTATATGATAATTATACTATTTATATAAGGAGACAATTACAACCTAATTTAAATGATGTTAGAATAAGAGAAACAGATTTTGTTAAGGTAAATAACCTAGACGGTAATGGTTTAGGAGAAAAATGTTAAAAATATTAAATGTCTATTTGTGATATAATTAAAAACCCGTTTAATGAGTCTGTTTTATTAACAGATATAAAAAGAGATTATGGATTAACTAACATTAATAATGTTAATCCTGGTGTAGATATTTGTGCTGAGATATTTAATGGACCTACCTTTACAAGTAATTTTACTCAACTAGTTAGTGGTTTAACTGAAACTTCATCAGGAGTTTTTGATGTAAGTAATAATGATTTAACTTTTACTTACACATTTACAGGTAATACCGATACATTAACAGCATATACTGGTAATTTTCAGTATAAAATATATGCTAGGAATATTGAAAACCCTACAAGGACAGTTGACAATATTACTGGGATAGTACCTACACCACCAACTTTCATAGAAACATTAACATATAGTGCTAGTACACCTTTTAGTGCTATCACTAATAGTGGTTTTACGTATAACGATACAATATTACTAGATACTATAGATCAAGAATATGTTTTTAATAGTAATTTTAATTTTTTAAATAAAGATTGTTTAATTCGTAGAAATATAACAACAACTAATTTAGAAAATACATATGAAGATGGTTATTCTTTATACTTCGTAACTCTAGTAAAACCAGAGATACCTAAATTAGGACCATTTAAACCAGTACAAACATTAACACCTAGTTTATTAACAGTTAATTCGGGAACTAAAGCTGATGGTGTAGATACGTATGTGTTTACAGTACCACAAGCCACAACTGATTCTAATAATAGTAGTAGTGTTAATTGTAAATTAATTACAGAAACTTTAGATATTGGTCCTACATTATTAAACACATTCACTTTAAGTTATTTCCCTTTTGATGATAGTGTGATGGTATCTGTTAACGGTATTACATTATCAAGTTTAGATTATACAATAACAAATAATGTTATTTTAACTATATCAGAAAATTTAGACCCTAATAGAGATATTATAACGGTAACTTATTTAGCTTGTGACTCAACTGTTGATAGTATATCTTCAGAACAATATCTTATTACAGGGGTAACTAGTGGAACAACATCAGCGTATGTACCTACAGAGAAAGTTTATTACAATACAGACCACTCTAAATTCGAATACTACACTAATTACCAAACTAATGGTGATGAGAATACTATAGTATTTTTAAATGGTGTTAAATTAACTTATGGTTTAGATTATTATAACAGTGTGACAGTAAATAATAGAATTATTTTCGATAGTGTTACATTAGGATCTAACGATATAATACATGTAATATATACATACATTAACGATTCTGAAGGTAACTATGGATATGTAAATATCCCTGGAAAGGCTTTAGAATGGCAGGTTTTGATACCAACGGTAGTTAATGAAAGACTTGATGGTAATTTCTTAGTGGAGATAACTGAAAGTTGGGATACAACATTTAGTTCTACCGCAACAACACAACAAATAACAGTTGATTATATCAATAATCAATCACTTTATACAACCAGTGTACCGTCAGGTTTAACTGCTAATAACACATATATTTGGAGAGTAACTAACAATAAGGTTTATTCTGGGCTATTAGGTAATATATTTACTAAAACAAATACAAGTAAAGTAGGTAAAATTTCTTTTGGTAACGGAATAAATTCTTACTAATATCATATTTATAAGAAATGAGCTATATAAGTAAAAATACGGGGGCGTTTGTTAACGCCAGATTGACAGATAAAGGTAGGGAACTTTTATCAATTGGACTATTAAATTTCTCAACTTTTAGATTGGGTGATTCAGAAGTTGATTATACAACATTAGGTAGTAACTATAACATTGCTTTACAAAATGTTCTTAAACCCAAGTCTAACCAACCTAATTTAAAAACACCAATATTACCTACAGCTAATGCTGTAACAGCAGATGTAAGTATTAATGAATTATTACCTACAGTTTTACAAACAATTGTTGCCGCACCAGAAAAAGGGTTTTTTAACTACGATGCTACTGCTACAACAATTCAGTATACGGCTTATACGACTAATGATTATGTTGTTTTAGCTGATACTTTTATTCCTATTACAGGAATGAATGGTACTAATATTGTAAGTGTTTATCAAGCCCCTAGTTATGTAACTGGTAGTACTGAACCATCTATTAACGATTTAATGTTAATTAAAATGAGTAACCCAGAGTTGGCATCTACACAAACTTTAGGTGTTGTTGAACTTAATACTCCAGTACCTTATTTATGGTATAAAATACAATCTTTAACGGGAGCAGTTTCTACTAACGATTTAATCGTAGAATTAGACAGAAATTTACCTGATTTTAGTACATCTACATCAGCTAATATAGCTAATACAATGTTCTATCCACAAAATGATTGGTTGTTTGATAATGGTATCTATTCAGCTGGTACAGTATGGAATATGAATAATGTATGGAGTTACAATATACCAGGTGTTGATGTTTCGGTATACGAAGGTTTTGAAAAATATGGCTCTGAATCATTTGTAGGTTCAAAAGAATATTATGGTTACGGTTCTGAATATAAATTAACAGGTTCTACTTCAGGATTCTGTGACGATGTGAATTCGATTTCAATCATCCATTATTCTAATATCGAATCTTGTTCTAATCAACCAGAATTAATCTACGGACAAAAATTCTATGTTGATACAACAATTAGTGAGTCACCTGTATTAAAAATGCCAACTTTAATGTGGCATAAAAGATATTTCTCTGGTTCTAGTACTGGTAACTTAATCGGTCAAACATTTATAGCTACAGGATCAACTAAAGCTGTTACATTAAATAATATTGTTACAGGTATCCAATACTATGATTTAGTAGACTCACAAACACCAACAGTTAAAGTTGGTAGAATATTCCCAGACTTACAAACTATAACAATAGATGATCAAGAGTTGGTTGCAGCATTGTCTTATAAATCTAATAGAAACTGGACTTTACCTACAATGGAATATGGTTTAACAACTAATACAAATGGTTTCTTTAGTCAAACACAAGACGTTTATGTAACTTACTTATTAGAAAGTACTAGTGGATATACTTCAGGGATGCATTGTCAGAATATCACATGTATCACATTTAGTGGTATAGAAGGATGTCCACCTGACACATCTAAAAAAGATGTACAATTAACTTTCCCTATATCAGAATTTCCTTACATGTACACTTCAGGTGGTACTGGGTGGTACGCTGATACATTTAAAATATTAGCACAAAGAGTTCCAACTGGAAGTTACCCTACATCTGATGCTTGGGTAGAAATGGACTTTACATCAAGTATTAATGGACACACAGTGGGTAATAGAATAGACCCTATTAACCTTGAAAACACAACATTTACAATAACATCAGACATATACAATAGTGGTACTACATATAATTTAGATAATTATATTAATATACCAGAAATTGGTGAAACTAGTATTCTACAATTTGGTGATGAACAGTTCTTCTATGGTAATCTAGAGGCTTCTGGTGTTATAACAAACTATAGAACAGTGTTTAATTTTACTGTTCCACCTAATCAATGGAATTTTTCACAAAACCCAACTTATCCTAATAGTGGACAAAATGTTCATATATCAGAAATTGGTGTTTATGATAATGTTGGTAATTTGGTCGCAATAGGTAAGTTTATTACACCTATTGAAAAAACTAATACAACAACAATACTTTTAGAAATAGCTTTAGATTTTTAATGGCATTTGTTGAAATAAATAGTAAAGTTAAGTTGGTCTTAACTAAATACGGTAAGGAGAAACTTATTAAAGGTAATTTAAATTTTAAATACTTTAGTTTTTCTGATGAACCTGTAAGATATGAGTTAGACCAAGAACCAGACCATGTGATTGACACACAAGGTAGTGGTGATACTACTTTTTATAATGGTAATAAAAGTACTATAATATATAAAAGATAAAAAATGGCTTTTGAAAATGTAACAACTGGTGATTTTAAAACCTACTTAACTAAGTATGGTATGAATCGACTATTAAACAATAAACTTAATTTAAAATATTTTAGTTTAAGTGATGACGGTATTAATTACGCGGAAACTGTAGATAGTTCAGTTTTAGTTAAATCCGTAACAGGGGAGGAAATTAAAACCTTCTATAATTCATCTAATGAATTAAGATTTGTATCAGATACTACTGTTACAAGTACTAATAATATATCTAAAAAAGAAGTAGTTTTTGTTGATGAATGTAATGGTAATGAATATAAAAATATTACAGCAACAGTTTATTTAGGTAATTATTTACAAGAATTAAGAGATACGTTGTCGAATATAGACACTGTATCTATGAATTATAAACCTTATATAAGATTATTCGATTTCGTTAAAATTTATGAATACACTGAAAACGCTTTTAATGAGTATAAATTGTGGGACACGAAAGATGCTAACATCACTTATACATTTAACTCAGATGATGATTATAAAAATTACACCATATTTGACAATACTCATGTAACTAAAAATTCTGGTAGAACTAGTATTAGTTACGACCAGAACAGATTTAAAACACCATTTAAATTAAGTTTTAGTAGTTTAAGAGCTGATAATGGGGTTATAACACAAAACGGTGCTGGTAATATAATTTTATATCCAGTAAATGAAATAGGTTATTTAGCTGATGGAACTTTTTATAGACCAGAGAACTTAACACAATTAGTTTACGATAACTCTAGAAACATATATCCTACAGTTAGATTTAACAATATTTATCATAATCTAAAACCAGATACAACAACAGTATATAAATCACCTGTGAATAGAGAAATATTCAGATTTGAAAACTTATTGGAGTCTGGTATTACTGCGGCTAAAAATATGTTTGATTTTTATGGCGTTACATCCCCTTATGACCACAACTTAAAGTCAATTACAATTAACATGAGAGTTAATTCATCATCTTCTGATACTGATACAGTTAAAGCTAAAGACGCTAATTTAAAACTTATTTTAACTTTAGATTTGGATGAGTCTAATTGGAGTTCATTGAATAACAAAATTGATATTAACATTTAAAAATGACTGATTTATATATCCTATCGAATACAAACTGTATTTCCTGTTTAGACTCTAAAGGTATGGGAAGATACTTAGATAACGGGAAACCTTATGGTGATAATATTTTTAAAATTATAGACTCGTTTGACCCTAATAGTGTTACAATCGGAGCAACTAATTTCTTTGGTTATTCTTTAGCCGAATACGGTTATTATGTTTATAAAAAAGATGGTAATAAAGTAGAATTACAAAAAACAGAATTTGCTAATTTAGATACGTTATATCTAACACGTAAAAATGATAAATGGATGTTAGGTGTCTAAAATAATAAAAAATTAATAAAATTAAAATGACTAAATTATTAAAACCAATAGAAAGTGTTACTTACTCTGAAGAGATTATAAAAAGTAATTTCACTACAATATCTGGTGATGAGTTAAGTTTTTTATTGGTACCGTTTAGTGGTAATTCTTATTCACATTTGTGGATGGGACCACTTTTTAGTGTACCAGTAAATGATAAAATGAAAGATCCTTTTACTACATCTTATTTAGATGGTGGTTATTCTGGTACTTCATTAGAATATTTGGTAACAAATGTTGGTGATAATATTATTGTTGGTAACATCAGCAATAGTGTTTATGATATGTCTATAGATGGTTTAAATTTTAGTGTAACTATACCTTTAAACTCTTCTTACACTGGTATCACTTCTGGTTTAACAACAACAACTTTATATGGGGCATACGCTAAAACTCCTCTATACGATAAAAAGAATACTGTAGGCCCATGTGCTTGTTCTGTTATGGATAATATGTATTCTGAGGAATTTTCTGTTGTAACAAGAGAGATTAATCAAGGACTACCTTATAATGAAGGTGTTAATCCAGAATCTAATATGCCATACAATAGTGGTATTGTTTATTTATTCTCTGATGATATTAGAAAACCTAATGTATCTGCTACAACAATCACAACAACAAATTCTTGGGCAACTGGATTTGGTAATGACTGCCCTTATACATTAAATAAAAAATTCCCTTTTAATTATACAACTGACTCAATCAATGGGTATTATATGGACCAACCAGTAGGAGCAGTAGATTTATTAGGTGGTATTATTACAATATTTAATGAAGATTTAGTTAACGCTTTTAACTTTGGTGCATCTACAGGTGGTACAAGTACTTCTGGAGCCACTTTCCCTACATCTGCTGTAACATCTACTTTTAAATCAATAGACTTACAACAGTCGTTGAATATGACGTTAATAGCGGGTAAAAATGAATTTATCACATCGACTAACCCAACTTGGGACCCTTTAGTGTGTGTTAACAAAACTTATGTAACATATCTAGAAATATACGATGAAACTGGACAATTAGTCGCTAAAGGTGTGGCAGACTCACCTCTAGAGAAAACCAACTCATCAATGTTAGTTTTAGATGTACAATTAATGTTTTAATAATTAAAAAAATTTATAAATAGTTTTAAATGAGTGAAGAAAGAAAGAGTGGACGCATTCTAGGATTAGATGTGTCTACTAAAACAATTGGTATTGCTTTGTTTGAGGGTGATGGTACGTTAATGGAATTAACTAATATTACCCCTGTGATTAAACCAAAACCAGAAACAAAATTAGAAGAACTTTTTAAAAAAGTTGATGCTTTTGAAAAACTAATAACTCGTTATATCGAGTTAGATATAGAAAAAGTTGTCATAGAAGAACCACTTTTAAATAGTAACAATGTATATACAGTTGCTACATTACTTAAATTTAATGGTATGATTTCTAAAGTAGTTTCAGAAGTTTTAAATGTTATACCAGACTTTATATCGTCTAACGACGCTAGAAGATATTCATTCCCTGAATTGGTACAAGTAAGAACCCATAATAAAAAAGGTGAACCATATAAACAAAAAGATATTGACAAGGCATCACCAGTTCTTTTTGGTGGTTATGACTGGGAAGTTGATAAAAAGATGGTTATATGGGAAAAAGTGGCAGACTTAGAACCACAAATTGTTTGGGAATACGATAAAAATCAAAAACTTAGAAAAGAAAACTTTGATATGACTGACAGTTATGCTGCGGTTAGAGGGTTTATGTGTAAAAACGACCTTTGGAAGTGTTGATTTATTAGTTATGGTTAATTAAACTTAACCCATGGCTAAAAATACTCTATTATTTGGTGTTATAACTGACATCCTAGGTAAACCTAAGAAAACAAACCAATCAAAACAACAATATTCTTTTGATTGTCCAGTTTGTTCTGCTGAAAAAGGTCTTGATAATGGTGACGGTAAGGGTAACTTAGAAATTAACCTAATTGATGGTATTTTTCATTGTTGGGCATGTGGACAAACACATGGAACACATGGTAGTTTAAGAAAGTTATTTAAAAGTTTTGGCAATAAACAACAATTAGATACTTTAAAAAAACTTGGTGTAGATGTTTCTGAAATGAAAACAGGTAAGAAACAGAAAAATGTAATAGAAGATTTAACTTTACCTGAAACATTTATAGAGTTTAAAGACTCAAACCCAAAATCGTTAGAACATAAAACAGCTTGGAATTATTTAGTTAAAGAAAGAAAATTAACCGAAGACATTATAACCAAGTATAGAATGGGTTATACAACAGGTGGACCTTATGCTAATAGAATTATTTTACCGTCATATGATTTAGAAGGTAAATTAAATTATTGGGTAGGTAGAACTTATATAAACCAAAAACCAAAGTACCTTAATCCAGATTCAGATAAAGAAGAAATAATATTTAATGAATGTTGTTTAAATTGGGATTCTACAATTTATCTTGTGGAAGGACCTTTTGACCATATTGTGGTATATAATTCTATACCCATTTTAGGTAAAAAAATATCAGATAAACTTATGTCAGCTTTATTAAAAAAATCTACAGCAGATGTTGTTATATTAATGGACGGTGATGCCTGGGGTGATACTAAACAACTATATTCTAAATTAAATGTTGGTAAACTACATGATAGAGTTAAAGTCGTTAAATTGAAAGAACAATACGACATATCTAAAATTAATGAAGATTTCGGTAGAGATGGTGTGATACAAGTAATGAGGTCATGTTTTAAATTAAAAGAATGTAAGTTATGAATAAGTACAAAGTAGGTGATACGGTTAAAAAACCAAACGGTAAATGTAAATTTAAGATATTACATATAAACACTATAAATAGACGTAAATTTGGTGATTGGTATGTAGAAAATTTAACAACTGGTAGACAATACATGACGCACAGTAAAGGGTGGATTATTTATGACCCCTTCAAACCGAAAAACATAGAAATAAGTGATTTAAGATTTGATTTTAAAAATGGGATTTAATAAAAAAATTATTAAGAAAGAAATTTTGTTAGAAAGATTTAGACTTGAAGGTTATCAAGGCATCATAGATTATATTGGTAACGCTGACACTCTACTTGGTTTAACTGATGAAATAAGAGAGATATTGGACGTAACTTATTGTGATAATTGTCCTACTAAAAAGGATGTGGAGATTAATAAAATAATATACAAAAATGGCAGCAAATTGTAATGTAGCTGGGTTTTACCCAATTTCTAAAGAATCTGAACTTTTAAGAAGAATAGAAAGATTAAAAAGAAAGGTTAATGACCTAGAAATTAAAAATGAAAAATTAGAAAGAATAGTTAACAATTCTTTTGTTGGATTTAAATTTAATAAAGAAGATATACCTAATAATTCTAATCACGAAGCAGCAGATGATTTGAGACGAATGAGGTTTAGACAAATGCTTAGTAGAAGATGAAAAGAGAATGTGATGTTTATTTAGAACCAATAGAACACGTTTATATTCATAAAAAAACGGGTGAAAAGTTTAAGTCGGTTACTACAGTTCTAAGTATGTTAGAACCACATTTTCCTGCAGAAGAAGTTGCTCTTAGGATTTCTTTACAACCAGACGATGTTAGGAAACCAGAATATAAAGGAATGACTCAACAACAAATTTTGGATGAGTGGGTTAGAATCAATAAAGAGGCTAATGAATACGGTACTGAAATACATGAGATACTTGAAAGATATCTTTTAGCGAATAAAATATATATACCTAAAAGTGATTATGAAAGAGATGTGATAAGTAAATTTCAAAAAGTTGATAAAATGACAGGTACTTTATACCCTGAAACTGTATTATTTTCTGAAAAATATAAAATAGCTGGAATGTGTGATTTAATTGAAGATTTTGGGGATTATTTTAATGTGTGGGATAATAAAACAAATAAAAAAATTAATTATATTTCACCTTATGGTCATTGGTTAAATAAACCTGTAACACATTTATCTGATTGCCAATACAATATATATAGCCTACAAATGTCGATTTACGCTTATTTATACCAAATGGAAACTAGGAAGAAAGTCGGTAGATTAGCTTTATATTATTTAAATCCTGAAAAAAACTATGAATTTGAAGTTATACCTTGTCCATACCTAGGTAGAGAGGCTAAAGATGTGTTAGATTATTGGAAAGAGAGTCAAGAAAAGGGGGATCATTAGTAACCCAATTAACAACATTGATTGAATTATCATATTTTATTCTAATTAAAGATACCCCATTTTGTACACAATATTGGTTTTTTATTTCATCACATTTTTGTGTATATTTAAGGTTGACACCTTTTTTATCTTTAAAATGTGGTTGAAAATGTTGTATACCATCATATTCTATACATAAATTTAAAGAAGGGATGTAAAAATCAAATTTTAATAGGCGTTTAAATTTACAACCATTAAAAGTTTTTTGTTTAATATAATTAAACCCTAGATTATCTAGTAACATACCAAGACCGGCCTCCCCTTTTGATGTACAGCAAGATGGGCAACCTTGATTATGTGATAAATGTGTGTCTGGTCTTTGATTAAATTTACCATGTTTTTTACAAATTATTGTTACTGGTGTTTTGTTATTAATGTAATTAACTAAACTATAATCATATTTATCACCATTTATATTTTTTGATTTTATAATAAAATATTCTGTATTACATTTTATATTCCCACTACATAAAGAACAACCTTTACCATACATATGACTTTTGGCTACTTGCTCAAATATACCGTGGTTAGGACAAATTATTTTTACTAATTCATATTGATTATTGTAGACAACCAAAGAGTAATCATATTTGTTACCATGCTTTTCTTTTGATCTTTTTATAAATGATTGTGAGTCTAATTTATTAACTGATGTCCTATTTAAAATTTTTAAATTTAAATAACTTACTTTAGCTTTTATTTTATTTATAGGTATATTTAATTTTTCAGCACACCATTTAGCACCCATACAAGGGTAATTTTTTATTATAAAATCTATCTCATGTTTAGTATATTTATGATGTTTATTAGGCATTATTTTTGATAAATTCTTTAATTTTATTTTCTATAAATTTAGATTTATTTATACTTAATTTTTCACTGATTTGTTTAAATTCGTTGTATAATTTTTCATCGATTGTAATTGTAACTTTTTTTTTCATATGATATGTAATTATACATATAAATATTACCACACAACAAAAAAAGAAGTCTTAAATATATAAAACTTCTTTTTCAGGTACTATTAATTTAACATCGTCTTTTTTTATTACAACAAATGTGATTATAAATAATGCATCAAAGTATTTATACGATACTGTATAAACTTCTTCTTTGTAAATAACCTTTTCCATATTATTTAATTTTAAATTCAATACTTAATCTGTTATAACCTTTCCATCCAGAGTTTATTTTCCACCTAAATTCTAAATCAGATGTCGACACAAAGTCGTCAATTAAATAAATACCATTAAATGTTGAAGTAATTTTATTAATTAAATCCTCACCCACTATTTCGATCATTCCAGAAATAAAATCATTATAAACTTCTTTAGACACTTCATAGTCACCATTACCGAAAAGGTTAATAACACGAGACATAGAACTTCTATCAGATACTTTAAAAATAGGTTCAGATAATAAGGTCCAGTCTTTAATGTGTGATTTATCGTATTTTTTAATTTCGTATTTATTACCATCATTATCGACAGCATCGTACTTATCAAATCTAGATTTATCTAAATCAGGTAAGAAATTAGATGGGTTAAAATTAACGGAAGCAATTTTATTAAAATTTGTTCTACCAGTACCTAACCATTTAATTCTAGGACTAGCCGATTTATGTATTAAACCGTTAGATTCACAAATTTGTTTTTCAAAATCTACACCAGTTTTATTTCTTTTTTGACCCATAATTCGTATCTTTGTTATACAAATATACATAAAATAAATAAAAAAAACATAAAATGAGTGGAAAAACACAATCAAATATCGAAATAAAACTTACAGAAGAAGAAACTATTAACATTAAAAATGATTTAATGAACTTCTACCGTAATCTAGAAACAATACAAGATTATTTCCTTGAGAGGAAAAAAGAAAAGATTGTGGATATTAATCACGACAAATATACTAAAGATATGTTTACTGATTATAGTATCGAACCAAAAGATATGAATTTTGAAATAGAAGTTATAGACGGTAGCTTATTCAACCCATCAACACAGATTATCACATCACTACCTTTAGAATCACAGATTGGCAGACAAATCATGATGGGTATTAAAGAAACAACAACCAATACTTATGTAGGATTTATTCGTATGGCTTCACCAGTTTTATCTATTAAACCTAGAAATGATTTCTTTGGTGAAACAGTTAGAGCTACAGCAGTTAATAAACATATGATTAACGGGGCTATTATTGTTCCAGTACAACCTTTTGGGTATAATTACCTTGGTGGTAAGTTGTTGGCTTTAATTTCATGTTCACACGAAGTTAGAAATATGTTAAAAGAAAAATATGGTGATAAAATTGATATATGTTTTTTTGAGACAACATCTCTTTATGGTGATATTAAAGGTATGAGTCAATACGATGGATTGAAGCCTTTTATTAGATATCAGGATATGACAGAATCAGATTTGTTTTTATTCCCAACAGAACAAGTATATGACCCTATTAGACGTAAAATGAGAGAGTTATATGGTAATCCTGAATGGAATGGGAACACTGTAGACCCTGGACCATCTGGACCAAAGATGAGAGAATTTAATAAAGCTATCTCAATCCTTAAAAACCATCTTAAACACTATAATATGGAGGAGTACCAAGAATTTTTTGATTTCACAAAAACCCATATGAAAGCTAAGACTAAAAAGCGATATTACTATTCTAATTTTGGTTTTGATAATGTTATTGAACACGTTAATACTGGTGGTGAAGTTCCATTAGTAGAAGGTCAGAATTTCCATAAACATAGTCTTTCTTATATGATTGAGTGGTGGAAGGGCAAATCTCAGAAAAGATATGAAAAACTTGTCGAAGAAAATAAATTAAGACATGAAATGGAAATCTACACTCTTGAAAGAATAGAGAATAACGAAGTAGATATGGTTAGATAATGCAACCTAGAAAAGATTTAAAATCACACGCACTAAAAGATAAAGTAAGATTTGTATCACCTGGTGTATATACCCGTGATATAGATACAGCAGTTATAACTCTTAATGTACCGATTACTTATACCGTACAAGTAGAAAGAACTGTTAGTAATGAATTATTACACCCATATAATATGTTTAACGATGATTGGATTAGAGTTGTTAAAGAACGAACTAAATCTGACATGTTAAAAGAGTTAGTTGACAAATTATATGATAATGGACTTATTGAAATTGTTGAAACATTAGATGACAATACCAGTAGAATCCAAATGAATATTAAAGTTGTAGGTATTTAATATGTATGTTGAAATAACAGGTAGACAAACAGGTAAATCAACTAGAATGGTTGATGATATCGCCACATTTTTAGAGGAAAATGGTAATAAAACAGCTTTAGTGGTTTCACCTACTGTTCACAGTAGAAAACTCATCAAGGAAAAAATATTTAATAAATGTGGTTATTGTGTGAACAGAGTTGTAACATCAAATAAGATGTTGCCAGTTGCTGATACAATTAAACAATATGTTGACGAATTTTTTAATGTTAGAGAAAGTGATTTAGTTATAGATAAAAATGCTTACTATTGTGGAACACCTAAAAATGATGGGTTATATGGTATCTATGAATTGATTTATGAAACCTTCCAATTACAAACAAACGGTAATATGATTCCTATTAAACCATTGAAGAGACATGAATTTGGAGGAAATAATTAGAAAATGGGACGAAATGTTTATGTTAGAAGGTTTACCTGAAGAATATAAACCCAATGTTGCTATGATATATGAAAAAGTGTATCAAATATTGATTATTGATGGTAGTCTGGACACTAATATAGATGTTATATCAGTAATTATATTCCCTATTATATATACAATTTTTAAAAAAGGGTACACTATTAAAAACCCAAGAGATTTAATAATCATGTTTAAGGAATTTATAGATGATAATGGAGAAGCTATAACTGATAATACATACTCTAATGTAGATATGGAGGCTCAAATGTATACATACTTTATTGAATATTATTGTGAACGGATTGAAGATAACGAAGAGATAGGACCAATAAAATATGTAATAAAACATAAATTATAATGGACTCATACTATAGATTAAAATTTTGGTTTCTACTTAATTATGAACATTTAGGGTTTGATTTATCCCCACTTTACCAGGATGAGGATAATTTAAAATTTTATTTTGGTATTGTATATAATAACAATAAAACAGATATATGTAGGATAAGTTTGGAGAATGTTTTAGATTTTACTACTCATGACCTTGAACTCAGGAAACTAATATTTGACACATTATTAACAACTTATGGTTATAGATTAGATTTAGATTTCACACCAATAAAAAAAGTTAAACAATTTGAATTGTAATGGATGAAATTTCAGAATGGTTTCAAGAAGTTTATGGGCGTTTAGGGTTTACGGTAACGCCCTATATATACGACCCAAATGATTTTACACCTATTAGAGGCGTATTATGGAAAAGACCAAATGGTAGTATGGTAAAAACTAATATTAGGATATCCGTTGAGTTATTTCATGATTTAACATCTTCGTATCATGACCCCTTATTAGAATACAAATCATTACTTATAGATGCGGTAAATGATTTTTTAGAATCACAAAACTACGAAAAAGACTTTAAACCAAGAAAAAAAATCAGTAAACTTAAACTATGATAAAATTTATATACCATTACTACAACTTCGATCATATTTTCTAAACAAACCTATACCATCCCATTTTTTCCCGTATAAAAAATGGGATAATTTGGTTATATCATATTTTTTGTTAATTCTAACTTCACTAAATTTAGAGTGTTCTTTAAAAACGTTCCTTATTTTATAACTTATTGATAAGGAATCTAAAATTTTAGTAATAAACAGCCAATCATAATTATAAGGGCCCGTTACACCAAAACTAACATTACCTGTTTTTCTGTTTAAAGGGAAGCTACCATCACCATCAAAAAAACCTCTAAAAAAATACGGTAAATTTTTTTTTGGTATTTTTTTAATTAGTTTGGTTGGTGGTTTTTTTGATTTTTCATGAAAATCATAACTACATAACCAATCAAAATAGGGTTTACAGTAAACATTGAAGGACCTATATCTATCTTTTTCGTCTTTAAAATTCCAACTACCATATTTAGGTAATATTTTTTCTAGAGAGTTTAACATATCTTCTTTAAGTAATGTCATAAAAATTCTGTTATTTTTTATACAACCATCAGCCCACATAAAACCTAAAAAATATACCACTATTTTATCATTAAGATTGGTTAAGTCATTATGTAATATTTTAAAATCTTCTTGGTTTTTTAGTGACTCCCTATTTAACATACTATTAACATATATATTACTCTTGACTTTAGAGTTTAAGTACACACCTATAGAATAGGCTTTATATTTTATCGACTTTTCAGGTTTATCTATTTTAGATATACATTCATTAACGCCACCATTTGGATAGCACTTTTTTAAAATATTAACTTCTTCCTCAGTCCAAAAGTCACGTATTTTATAGTTATTTATGGGGTCAATAAAGTCTAATTCATTATAATAATTTTTATAACCATCATTTTTTATTGGTTTTATTTTATATTTTTTTGTTAAAAAATTAAAAGAATGCTCTTTTAAATTATATTTATTGAGTATTTCCTTTTTAGTCATAAATGATTAATTTTAGGTTAATTATTGCGTTACAAAAAATAAATATGCCTTATGTTTAAAAAAAATAAAGTTGTTTTAATTTCTGATATACATATTAGATTATTTAAACGTTTAGATGAATATTCAGAACAATTCGATAAAGTTTATAAAATACTCACAAAAGAATCACCCCAATATATAGTCCTAGGGGGTGATATATTTCATAATAAAAACAATTTATCACCAGAAGCTATAAGTTTAACATCTTCTTTTTTTAGGAACCTAAGTAATTTATGTGAAAAATTAATAATAATACCCGGTAACCACGACCTATTAACCAATAATCAAGATAGGATGGACTCAATAACACCTATTGTTGATAGTTTAAATATGGAAAATTTGTGTTATTTAAAAAATAGTGAATGTTATGATATAGGTGATTATGTTTGGTGTTTATGGTCACAAATAGAACACAACACAAGACCTAAAAATTTAGAAAATTCACTTAAAAATAATCCTAAAAAACACATAGGATTATATCACGGTGTCATATCTGGTATGCTAACTGATATTGGTTTTAGTTTCGAGGGTGGTATGAGGTCAGATGAATTTGACGGTATGTGGTACACATTATGTGGTGATATACATAAAAGACAAATTTTTTACACATCTGAAAAAAGACCCATAATAATGGTTGGTAGTTTAATACAACAAGATTTTGGTGAGTCTGCAGATAGACATGGTATGTGTGTTGTGGACCTAGAAAAAGATGAGTATAGTTTTATAGATTTAGATTCTGATTATGGTTTTTACACATTTAGAATAAACTCTATAGAAGATATCGAAGAAGGTTTAGAAAGGTTAGTATAATGGAACCTAAAAAATATATAAAAAAATATAATTTTGATGGTTTTGATTTTGAAAAAGAATTGTATCGACTTTTAAATGAATGGTCAGAATTGGCTCAAAGTAATATTAGAAGAGGTCCTGCCAATTGGATTGTTTGTTCATCACAAGTAGCTGATTCAATAAATTCAACGACTATGGAAGTACAAGCCGACGAGTGGAGAATAGAAGATAACAATTTTATACAAGATATACAATTAAGACCTAGAAGAGGACTTGAGTATATTAATATAACTAACACAGATATTAATTTTTTATAAATAAAATGGCAAATTTTTCAGAATTAACAACACAAAGAGAAGAAATCATTAAAAAGTGGATGGACACTGGATTATTAGACGGTTTAGATAGTCCAGATACCCCAATTTTAACAAAAAAGAATTATGCTGAATTGATGGAGAGTCAAGCATCACATTTGGTTAATGAAGTTGATGAAGTACCCAACAATGGTGGTTTTGATACTGTAGTGTTTCCCATAGTAAGGAGGGTGTTTGCTAGTTCACTATTCCAAGACATACAGTCACATTATGTGGAATTTAAAAAAGATGGTTTAACACCATATAATTACGTTAAAAAACATAAATTATGAATATAGGAGATAAAGTAAAATATGAGAATTCTTTTTCAGATACTATGATAGGTATTATAGTTAGTAAAGAAGTACCTACTTGTAAATGTAAAGGAATGGGTAAATGGGTTATTGACTTTAATGGTGAAATTAAAAAAATAAAAACAAGTGACGAAAGGTTAAGTCTATATAATATAGAACCTACTAAAAACAATTTAAATTTTAATTTTGGATAATAGTAAAAAATATCCAGATAATATTGTCTTTAACAAAGAGACAGATAAGTTTGATGCTAACTTAAAACATTATCCAACAACAGTTGGTGCACAAAAGTTTGAAATTTTACAGATAGATAAATCAGATGCAATAAAAGCTGATAAGTATTTTAATAAAAAATTAGAAGAATTAAAAGAGGAGTATAATAAATTGTTGAACGAGTATGAATCAACGAAGTTAATATACAACACCAAGTATTCATTTCAGCCTATATTAGGTGAAGTTTATTATATCTATAAAAACAATAATGATGAAAATTTTTTAAGTATCATAAAACCTAATGAATGGGATAAACCATGTTACGGAAGTTATAGATTGAACACTAATGGGACATGGGAAGAGATAGAGTATTAATAAATGAATAGAAATATAACTTTACAAGAGAAAATAGATAAATTAGTCACTAATAGTTTTCATGTGATAAATAATAATATTACACATGGTGAACAATTTACGAGAGAAAACTATGAAAATTTTCGTGAAAAATTATTAGGTTTAATGGAGTTTTTTGAAAATGAAAAAGTTTATGTTATGGACTTACCGATGGGTATAATACCTCATCCTGAAGCTAGAAGGAGAATGGTAGATCCAGAATTGATTAATACCCCAGTTAGTAAATCTTTGTCGGTTATAGCTGAAGGATTTATTGATTTTTATGGTTTAACACAAAAAATAACAGAACTACTAACACAAGGTAGAGAAGTTTTTATTTATACAATTGAAATTGTTAGACAATTTAACCCAACCAGTTTTGAACCCACATTTAGACCTATTATAAGATATAATTCTATAGAGATGGATTATTGGTACACTCAGATAAATAATCAAACCAACATCATCCCAGTTAGAAATCAAATTACACTAACCATTGAAAGAGAAACAACAGAAAAAAAACCAAAATCAGTAGGTGATAGTAAATTAAAACATAACTTCAATGGAGATACCTAAAAATTTAAAAGACGAGATTTGGGAATACTGTAGATTAAACGATATAACCGATATAAATTTGTTTATTATAAACATGTTAAGACAAGGTTATAATGTTGAAAAATATGGTGCAACACCCTATTCACATAAAGAACCTGAGATTATAGAAAAAGAAGTAATCAAGGAGGTTGAAAAAATAGTAGAAGTACCTGTCGAAGTTATAAAGGAAATTGTTGTTGAAAAAGAGGTAATTATAGAAGTTCCTGTCGAAGTAGAGAAAATTGTTGAACTTATTAAAGAAGTGCCTGTTGAGGTTATTAAAGAAGTAATTGTAGAAAAAACACTTAATGAAGGTGAAAAAGACTTAAAAAACGAGGTAATCCGTGAAAAACGGGTAGAGGTACCTGTTGAAATAATTAAAGAGGTGATTGTCGAGAAAGAAGTAATTAAAGAGGTTATTGTAGAAAAAATAGTTGAAGTACCAATTAAAAGTGACGAACACACCAAAAAATTAGAACAACAAATACGAACACTTAAAACAGAATTAGAGTTGGAAAAAAATAGAAATTACGTACCGCCAAAAGTGGAAAAACCTATAGATGAAATTTCACAGAGAACTAATACAGGTAATGTTATTTCTTGGGTATCTAAAGAAGAAAGAGACGGTAAAGATCTTTATGGTGAATAGAATATATTTATAATTTAAATTGTGTTTTGTTATGGAGAAATTAATTAATGTTACAGGTTATTCTTATATTGATGAGGTTATTGAACAAATAAAAAATACCTTACCAGATAAAGAAAAAAAATCTTTTGATAAGATGTGTAAAAACATTTATTTAGCTGGTATAACCGAAGGGCTAAACAGGTCCAAAAAAATAGAAGTTAAACACAAAAAAAACTAATATTCTTTATTTAGAAAAATTTTTTATCTATCATTAAAAAAAATGTTTAATGAAAGAAGTGATAGAAAAAGTGGTAAAAATACCTAATAAAGCTAAAATTAGGGTTATATGGGACGATAGTCCAGAAAATTATACACAGGAACGTTCAAAAAGAATTACTAAGTATTTCATTGAAAAATACAACAATCCGAATGTACAAGTTATCTTTAAACCTAAAAAAATACTTACCGAAGGTGGTGAAGTAGAAATGACTGTTGCTGATAACGTAATGGATGTTACGTATCAAAGAAAATTATTTAAACAATGGATAACAGACAATAAAGTTGATGTCGACTGGGACCGCCTATTAAAATTAGATGATAAAGTAAACGAAAAGTTATCTCAACAAAGAGAAACTGATTATAGATACCGTAATTGGTATATTAAAGAATTGGAGTGGTCTAACTTCCTTTCTTATGGTGATGGTAATAAAATCTCTTTTAAAGAGTTAGAGGGTATTACCGTAATTACCTCAGACCCATTGAACATGGGTGGTAAAACAACCTTAGCATTAGATTTGTTATTGTTTTTATTTTTTAATACAACAACTAAGGGTAGTACCGCTATCAAGATGTTTAATCTATTTAGAGAAGATAAAAATGAAGTTACTGTTAAGGGTAAGGTAAATATTGATGGTGTTGATTATATCATTGAACGCACAGTATCTCGTAAAGCCAAAAAAAATGGTGATGAATATACAACAAAGACTGATTTAAGTTTCTATCGTATTTTACCAGATGGTAGTATAGAGAATTTAGAAGGTGAACAACGAAGAGAAACAGAAGAATTTATTAAAAAGTCTGTAGGTTCGGTAAATGATTTTTTATTAACTATTATTGCTGATGCTGATAACCTTGAAGATATTATCAAAACCAAACCAACAGAAAAAGGTAGAATTTTATCTAGATTTATAGGCTTAGAAGTGATTGAAGATAAAGAAACTATTGTTAAAGAGATGAAGTCTAACTGGTCTAAAAATCTTAAATCCGACCAATATAACGTATCTGACCTAAAAAATGAGATTGATTCATTAAAAACATCTATAGAGTTAAATGAGGATACTATTAAGAATAATGATTTGGATATTAAAAAATTAGATATCGATATTAAAGCCTCTATTAGTAAAAAAGAAAATTTAATTAGTAAAAAAATAGAGATAGATTCAGATGTTATTAATTTAAGACCTGAAGATATTGACAACGAGATTGATAGAATCGAATTATATGGTAAGAAGAAAAAAGGTGAGTATGATGATGCTAAAAAATCTTTTGAAGCTATGACAGAACCAGTTTATGATGAAGATTTACATGAACAATACGTAAAACAAGAAAGAACCTTTAGTTTAGAACTAGAGAAAACTAAGTCTAAAATAAAACAAACCGAAAAAACAATTAAAAATTTAGAAGAGGGTGAGTTTTGTTCTTTATGTAAACAACCTTTAGCTGATGTAGACCATTCAGGTGAAATTGAAGAAAATAAACTATTATTAAATAATTTGGGTGGTGACTTACTGTCTTTATCTGAAAAATTAGTTGAAATCACAAATTTAGTTAAGGAACAAGATAATATTAAATCTTCTGTATGGGAATATGATAAGACTTCTTTAATGGTTTCTAAGTTAGAACTGGATTTAGAAAAATTAAGGTTAGAAAGAAAAGAAAAACTAGAACTTAAAAAACGTTATGAAGATAATTTAGAGAACATCCAAAAAAATAAAGATTTGGAGAGTCAAATATTGGGTTATAACTCTAAAATTAGTGGTTTAGAATTAGAAAAAACTAATAAAATTAAATTGGGTGAGAGATTGTCTAATGAAATAGAACAATACCAAATAAAAATAAATAAAAACGAAGAATATATTAAAACCATTAAAGCTGAAGAAGAAATTAAAATAATTTTTGATGTATATGCTAGAGTGGTTGGTAAAAATGGTATCATTAAAATTATAATGAGAAGTGTTATGCCACTAATCAATTCTGAGTTAGACAGGTTATTAGTTGATACAGCCCCATTTAAATTAGAGGTAGATATTAACGATAAAAAAGAAGTTGAATTTTTAATAATAAAACAACAGGAAAATGGTGATATAGTAAAATACCCTATCATAGAAGGTAGTGGATTTGAAAAGACCGTATCATCATTAGCTTTACGTTGTGTTATGTCAAAAGTGAGTTGTCTACCTAAACCAAATATAATTGTATTTGATGAAGTTTTTGGTAAAGTAGCTAATAGTAACTTGGAGTTAGTTGGAAACTTCTTCCAGAAATGTTCAGAAATGTTCCCTAATATTTTTATTATCACACATAATGAAATTGTTAAAGATTGGTCAACCAAAATAATAACGATTAAGAAGAAAAATAACATATCTTCATTGACTGTACAATAAATTATTTTAGTATATTTGTACTTAAGATATTTATTATAAAAACCAAAGTATGAATAACAAAAGATTTATGATTATTGTATTAGGACCGACTAAAGGTATTGATGATGACCTTAATAATATAGCAGATGGTGACTATGGTGTTAATTATGTAGACGGTAACGGTATATTTATAGGTACTTTTTATAGTCATTACACAACTTCAGAAATTCATGAATTATTATTAGGAAGACCTGCGTTCTTGATTTTTGATATAACTGACGGAAGTAAAAATGCTGTAAATCTACCATCTAAGTATTATAAAGGTTTATTTCCAGAAATTGACGATGTTTTACCTATAATGAATAAAGATTATCGGAATGTTAAAGAAGAAGTAGTAGTCGAAAACGACTTAACTAGTATAGACCAAATCATAGATAAATTAAAAGAAAATAACTATGACGAATCTTGCCTAACAGAAAAAGAATCTGAGATTTTAAAGAATTATTAAAAAATAATTTATATCTTTGTGATATGGAAAAAACGACAGATAAAAACGGAAGAAACCTCAATATAGGTGATTATGTCCAAGTAGTTAATAGAATTACTGGTTTTATCGAAGATTCGGGTGTTATAACCAAAATTGATGGAAAACAAATTCATCTTGGTATTGGTTATGTAGATGGCAAAGAAATTAGTTTGATTTATTTATCAGACCAAGTAATTAAAAAATAGTTTAAATTTTAACATATTGGATTACGAAAAGATAATTAAAGAAGGTGAAAGAGTCGATTGGTACGAAGAATCAGTCCCAAAGGAACTTATTAATGGTAAAGTTACTATGTGGTGTGAACCATTACTAAGTCAAATACATATATTAGAAGGTGAATTAAGTGACCTTCGTGGTAGTGAAAAAGAAAAAAGACAGAATACTATTAAAAATTTATGGAACAAAATTAAAACTGCTCCGTATACTATTAATGGTGACGTTTATTTAATTAAAAAAAGACAATTTGAGTCTGAAATGGTAAAGGTAGAACCTAAAAAAGAAAAAAGGGTTAAAAAAACAACAGAGAAGACAACTAAAACGAAGGAAAAACCGTTAGATAAAGGTACAAAGAACAGTAATTTAATTTTTGGAAAAAACAAATAAAACATATATGGTTTCAAATAAAAGGTATATTGACACATCAGAAGAGAGTATTTCTAACTATCTAAAAGAAGTTAGAAGATTTGACGTTCTAACTCCAGAACAAGAATTAGAGTTGACTAAAAAAATTGTTAACGGAGACCAAAAGGCTATTGATGCTTTGGTTAACGCTAACCTTAGATTTGTTATATCTATAGCTAAAGAATACCAGGGACAAGGGTTGCCTCTTGTTGACTTAATTAATGAAGGGAATTTCGGCTTAATTAAAGCTGCTAAAAAGTTTGACCATACTCGTGGGTTTAGATTTATTTCTTATGCTGTTTGGTGGGTTAAACAATCTATATTACAATCTTTGTGTGATAACTCTAGAATGGTTAGATTACCAGTTAACATCACAAACCAACTATCAAAAATCAAAAAAGAAATCGCGGCTTTTGAACAAGAACATCAGAGAATGCCAATAAATGGTGAGATGGATTTGTCAGTATTAAATCATCCTACTTGTGGGTCGTTAAACGATAAAATCAATGAAGAGGGTGATGAGGTTTTAGATGTTATCCCAGATTTTACGTTTTCTAGACCAGATGAGGATATCTATTCTGAAGACATTTTGAAAAAACAATTGGACACTACTTTATCCGTATTGAGTGAGAGAGAAAGAGAGATTATTTACATGTATTTCGGTCTTGACGGTCAATCATTAACACTTGAACAAATTGGTGAGGAGTATGATTTAACAAAAGAGAGAATACGTCAGATTAAAGAAAAGGCTTTAAGAAAACTTAGGTCTAACGCTGACAATCTTTTTGAATTTATTTATAAATAATTCATTGCCAATTAAAATAATACCCCTATATTTGTATTATAGATAAGGAAATAAATTAAATGTTCTTATTGTCAGAATACATTAAGAACAGCCACGGTCAGAATACCGTGGTTTTTTTTTATGGAACAAATATTTGTAGTTGTCCAGCACTTACAGTAAAATTAGGTTTTTTCATCACTGTGATTGTAACTAAATTCCAATGATTTGTTTCTAATTTTTCAGGATTAATAACAACATTTAAATTATCACCACCATCTCTTGAAACTATAAATCTCCTATTAGGTCTTATTTCATTATCTATAATGCTATAAATTATTTCATCTTTAGCATCATCAAGTAGGTTGATAATATCATAATCATATATTTTCTCACCACCCCCGTGTCTCCATTTTCTTTGTGCTGTATGGCCACCGGCATCATGGTATAAGTCAAAAGTAAAAGTAATTTCACTACTTAACTCATGAAATTTTTCTTCTCTTAAGATAGTTTCTTTTATTAAAGATTTAATGTTCATATTTATAAATATGAGTTTATAATTTAAAAAAAAAATAGATATGAAAAATTTTATAGAATTAGTTAAAAAATATAAACTACACATTTTGTATGGTTTATTATTTATCTTTACTTTTCGTTCATGTGTTAAATCTAGTGAAATTAGAAAATTGGATAAAATTAAAACGGAAAACACCCAAACTATCGATAGTTTAGAAGTTATTATTAAAGGACAGAGAGACACTATTAATAATATTTCTGAAGTGATTAGACAAGAAAAGATTAAAGTACATTCTGAGTATGATAATTACATCTCAAAACAAAATAGAGGTGAACAATTGATGGACTTACATATGATTGTTAAAAACAATATTAAAAAACTACAAAAATGAGAAAACTATGGGATTGGGTAAAAAATAACCCTAATAGAACTATGTTCTTATTACCAATTTTATTGGTGGCAGGCATATCTATTTCACACGTTGTTTCTTGGTATAGTATAACTAACCCATTTAGTTGGGCAATTTACTTATCAATCGCTATTGAGGTGGGAGCTATGACAGCACTTGTTGCCGCAACTAATAAAATTAAAGGTGGTGTTTGGTTTATGTTCGGATTAATCACATTAATACAAATGATTGGTAATATATTTTTCTCATTTAAAGAAATTGATGAGAATGGACAACTTTTTAAATCCTGGGTAGAACTTACAGGTCCACTTTGGGATATGATTGGTTCCGATTCTACAGATATTGTCTCTATGAAAAGATGGTTAGCCTTTTTGGAGGGTGGTTTACTACCTATTATTTCATTAACATCATTACATTTCTTTGTTAAATACGAAACGGCAAAAACAGACACAACAAAAGAATTGTTAGAGGAAATTGTTGATGAATTAAATACTGAAGAAGACCAATCAGACGATACCGATAATCTTTTCCAAGAAGACGTTTATTTACCTACCAAACAAGAGAACTTAAAAAATATGGATAAAACTCTAACTGAGGAATCTAAAAGAGTTTGGGTAAAGGTCCAAGAATTAAGGGAAGAAGATAAATTACCTATTCCTACTGAAGAAGATATTGTTGATGAGCCAACTGCTCTAGCCAATTCACAATATAGATTAGAAGAACTTAACGATGAAGATGATTATGAAAAACCTTTATTAGTTGAGGAAGAAAATCCAGAAGACGAATTTGATTTTAAAAAAGAGTTTATAGAATCACAAACAAAATCTATTGAACCAGAATCTATTGAACCGGCCAGAAACTTAGGTCGTGAATTAGCCAAAAACTGGAAGAAAATAGTTAGAAATAATAGTATTGGTAAAATTTAAGATTGATCGACACAACTACATATCAACTAAACGATAGTAACTACCACAAAAATATTTTTAAAAAAACACAAATTGTGATAGGACATAATGGTAGAAAAGATATGCGTCATTACCAAGGTTGGTTAACAAGAGAAATGGGCGAATATAAAAAAACCGCACACTTCTCAATAGATAAAGACGGTAAAATCTACCAACACTTTGATCCAAAATATTACTCAGATTTATTGGGTGTTGAACAAGATAAATCTAATATATCAATTTTGTTAGTTAATCAGGGGTGGTTAAAGTTGGATGTAAATTATAATATATATGTAGATTGGTTAGGTCATGTTTACAGTAAAAAAACTGAAAATTTAGTAAATAAGTCCTGGAGAGATTATGATTTATGGGTTAAATACACTGATGAACAATATGAATCATTAAAATTTTTAGTCACATCATTATGTGAACAGTTTAATATACCAAAACAATCTATAGGTAGTAACGTTTATGATGAAAACGTAGATATTTATAATGGAATAACTTTTAGAAGTAATTATTCACAAGAAATAAGAGATGTTAGTCCAGCATTTAACATGGACATATTAAAAAACCTTTAAAATGGATGATAGAAAATTTTTAGACAAAATTAGAGAATTACAAAAAAGTGGTAAAAGGGTTGGTTTAACTGAAATTACTGACACAAAATATTATAATGAAAAAACTTCTAGTAAAAAATTTTTAACAGAAAGTACATCAGAGGGTGTTCAAAATATTGAAGCTGATGAACAAAGAGATGAAGAAAATAAATTTAAGGAGATTGTATCAAAGTTAGTTAAATTCGAACCAATTAAAGTACACCAGGAAAATGTTGAGTGGTCAGGACATTTAATTAGAGAAAAAATCGATTGGACATTCTCATTAGACGATACAATTGGTTGTTATGTATATACAACTGAGGTAATACAATTACGTGATGAAACTTTAGAAGTACTTAAAAAACTTAGAGGATATTATGACGTGTGGAGTGATGAATGGTCATCAAGATTAACAGGAACACCAACAGAAGAAACCGTAGAAGAAACTCCAGAACCAACTACACAAACTGGTAATGAAGAAGAAGGTGCTGAATTTGGATTTTAAAAAAGATAATTATGAAAAATTTTAATTTAAAAGATACTGCCTTATTTGGGGGGATTTTAGTTTTAATATTTTTACTTATTGTTAGTAAATGTGAAAAAACTAAAATGGAAAAAGACTTGTATGAACAAGTTAGATCTACTAATAAAGAAATAGTTAAAAACAGTAAATTAATAAAAGAAAAAGATGGACAGTACTCAAAGTTCGTTAATAATTTCAATGACCAAAAAGATTTACTTAAACAACTAAAAGATGAGAATAAAGATTTGTATAAAACAATCAAAAAAAGTGATGAAAAACTTTTAATGATTAATAATACACTAGTCACATTGGAAAGCCAAGTTTCAGAAGGGTTTGGTAATATTAATACTACTGATAGTAATTTAATTGATTTAAAATTAAAATACCCTAATGACAAAGATTGGTTCATCTCTTGGGATGGTTCCGTACATAAGAAAACAGCCTTCTATAAAGGTGACTGGACTTTTGGTAACTTGCCTTTACAAATTGTTTTAACTGAAACAGATAAAGGGATTTGGAATAGTAGATTAATAGGGCCAGAATGGTTAAAGGTAGATAAAATGGAAATTAACGCTATCAAACCTGAAGACATTGTATCACCATATGTACCACAACCACGTAATTTCGGACTTATGTTAGGTGGAGGATATGTTAGAGGATTTAGTAATCCAAACACTAACGGACTTTCTATTGGTGTAGGTGGATACTTTAAAAATCACTCAATAATAGTTAATGGTACAACAAATATGACAGTAGGCTTTAATTATTATTATAGATTTATTAGTTTTAAGAAAAAATAGTTTATGGAAAAAGATAAAATTAAACAATTATTACAAGAGATTAATGATAATAGTTATAAGAAAGTAACTGTTTATGCTCTAGATGGTTGTCCAGCATGTGAAGAATTGAAGAAAAAATTTAATAACATTGGATTGGTTTATGAAAATGTTACCATGAATGGTAATGATGATATGTGGAAAAAATTACATGAAATGGGTGGTAGTGATTTTGCTCCACAAGTTCAGGTAGAAGGGTATCTAATCAAAGAAGATGAGTATGACGATGTTAATCAATTAATCAGTGAGACTCTTACAAATTTACTTGGTAGGAAAATTGTTGTATCTTAAAAATAAAAATATTAAAACCACTTACTTAAGTGGTTTTTTTATGCTTTGTTGATATTTATCTATAAAAGATCTTTTTTGGTGGTTAAAAATAATAAATCTAATATTATTGACAATATGAGTAGTGTTACCCATGTTGAAAAAATTAGTGCCGATTTCACAAAACTTTTAAAAACATTAACAAATGAATCTTTAGAACATTTCAGTACTGAAGTTAGTGAACCTAAACCAAGAAAAAAATACTATACAAGTAAATTTAATTTATAACATATAAATAAAAACAAGTAAAAATGGCAAAGAAAGTATTACGTTACACAGAAGATGAGTTTGTTACACTCTTAGAAAACATCGTTAAAAGAGTTAAAAAAGAGCAAATGATCGAAGAATCTAATAAAAATAGAGGAAACAACATTACTGAAAATTCTAACCAAAGAAGAACATCAAGAAGATAATGAGAGAAACCATCAAAAAAGTCTTAAAAGAAGAACTAACTAGGTCAGATAAAGCTGAAATTAAAAAATTAGCTAGGTCTGAGTTTGAAAGTATGCTAAATAGTTCCGATATTAAAACTAAAATAGAAAAGATGGTTAAAAATCAACTTGGTAAAGATAAAGCCACTCAAAAAGAAGTGGCTAATATCACTCAAAAAGTTTTAGTACAATTTTATAAAACCCTATGGAATAGAAGAACTTTTTGGGTTAATAAATTAGATAACATTTAATATATGAGAAATATCGACCCAAATGCTAAAGTAGGAATGCGTATCCGTCTAACAAAAGATATGGACGACCAACAACCTATACTTAAGGGACAGGAAGGTACTATTAACAATATAGATGATATTGGTACTTTACATGTTTTATGGGATGATAAAAGATTATTGGGTGTTATACCTAATGTAGATAGTTACGAGTTATTACCATCAGAAGATGAACAAGTAGACTTTAGTGTTTTTGAATCGACAGAAGGTAAACTTACTAAAAATTTTACTAGAGAAGCTAAGAAGGCATTTTCTAGTGTAAAACCAAATCCAGGAATTAAGATAGAATCAGATTCTAAAGAAAACCCTAAAAAAACTATATTTAAACAAGATTTAGATAAAATCATGAATATTATTAGCACTGTTAAATTTATGCAGGTACAAATAGTAGAGAAAATGATTGATAATTTCTATGAGAAGTATAAAGATAGTGTTTCTGATGGTAAAAAATTAGAAAGAATTATAGATAATCTTAAAGAAAAGTTAAGCAAAAAATTTCCTATAGATGAAATGGATGCGGCAGGTTCTAATGGATTAGCTGGTGCAGCAGGTTATTCATATTCAGCTCCTTTAAAAGAGGTGAATACTACGAAAAATACTGACCTCACAACTGGTTCTGATAGAGGTTACGATAAAGGAACTTGGGCAACTAAAGCCGATGGTTGGGATTGGAATGATGAAGCTTTATGGGAAGGTGGTGAAATAGTTGATTTATTAACTAAAGTTAGAAATACTTGGGATGACTCTGATTTAGATATATCTAAACAATGGGATAAAGCTCAAAAAATTAAAGAAAAAGAAAACGAATTAACAGAATCTAAGAAAAATGGTAAGAAAAAAATTGAGGAAGAAGATGTTAATGAAGATACAACATTTGGGTCAGTATTTGGTTCTGGTTTCCCTGTTGGTCCAGCTTTCGCAGCTAAAAAAGGTCAATGGAGGTCAGCAAAAAAACCTATCTGGAAGGGTGGAACGATTATCCAGAAAGAAGAGGACTCAAACGAGGGTACTTTAAGACCTATAGACGAAGTTAATAAAGTTAAATTCGTTAAAGGTTCTAAGTACGTTAAAGTAAAAGATAAATGTGCTAAATACAATAACCAACCATGGTGTAATCAAGGGGCTATTGATAAACCTTTAGAACTTAGTAATCAAACATTTGAAAATATTAAAAAAGTATCTAAAAAAACTGGGGTACCTTTTAATGTTATTTTAGAAAATATAAATAAAAAACTACTTGAGGATTTTGGTAGGAACTACACAATTCAGTCATTATACGATGTTATCCAGGATGAACTATTAAACAACCCTAAGATAGAACAATGGAAAATGCTTATGGACTCACCTATTGGTGGGGTTGAGAATTTTGAAATGCCACATCACCAGAGAGATTATGGCAATACTGAAGGTATGTCTTATGATGAAGATGATGTTTTAGGTATTAAAGGACCCCACGGTATGTTAGCCATGGTTATCTTACCTAAATTAGTTGAAATGGGTATATTAACTGGTAATCTTAAAGATCAAAATGAGTTGGGTATATTAAATACAATTAGTGAGTTATTATACCAGGACATAAAACCAGAAGGATTTAACGATGTTAAACACACTGAGGATGGTGATTATGATTTAACAGAAAATACAATTAAAAATATTAATAACTTATCTAAAAAATTAGGTATCAGTAAATCTGAAATAGTAGATAGGATTAAATTTAAGTTTAAAAGTATTAATTAAAATAACAAGATATTTATTTTAAAATACAACATGAAAAATATTATTAAAAATAAAATACAATCTTTATTAGAAACTAAAGGGTTTGAACATATGGAAGTAGCTTTTGGTGTTAAACATAAAAGTGATAATCTTTCTGACGCTGAAAAAAAACAATTTGGACCTATGGAATCTATTCAAGATAAAGAAACTGGTGTTGTTAATTTAGGGTTACCTAAAGCCGCTTCAGCACTTAAAACAACACAAAAAAAATCTAACGACGAATCTGAAGAATATTATAAAGAAGCTTCAGATAGAGTTAAAGATTACCAAAAACCAAATCAAAAGGCATCACAATCTAGAATTGGTGAATCTTTCGAACCTAAAAAAATTAATAGAAAAGATGACCAAACATCACCTGAAGATGTTTATGACACTGAGGCTTTAGGTGTTGGGATGAATGCGTTAAGATATGACAATGAAGGTACACCAGTATTTGATCAATTCATGAAAAGACAAGATGAGTTAAATGGTAACGATTCTACATATAAAAAATTAACTGATTATAGTAAAAAATATTTAAAACATAAGTACGGTGAACCAGATGAATATCACTACACACCAAAAGTAAGAACAACTGAAAAAGATATTAATGAGTCTAAAAAATTCTCAGATGTAATTTCTGAAAATATTTTTAAAGTTAAAGGTGATATTAAATCAAAAGAACAAGTACTTAAAATAGCTAATAAAGTTCCTACAAGAGTTAAGATGGATGAAACTGTATTTGCTATAACTGACGGTAAAAACTATTACAGATTAATTTGGGAAGGTGATAAAAATGGTGAAGCCGTTATTACTCACGAAAAAAATACTAAAGTAGTTAACGAAAATATAGAAAAGATGAAACATTTATGGAACTATAACGCTTCTGATGTAAACACAACTAAACATATTGTTAAAGAAACTGAAGAAGATAAGTTTAAAAAAATGTTCAGACAATTAAAAAATAAGTAATGATAAAACCCTCCTAAAGAGGGTTTTTTTATGCCATAATATATTTATAAATAAAAACATTATGAAAATTACAAAAATTAGTGATAAGGGTGTTAACCTTATTAAAGAATTTGAAGGTTTTATGTCTAAACCTTATTTATGCCCAGCTAAAATACCAACAATTGGATATGGGGCAACATTCTATCCTGACGGTAAAAAAGTAACGATGAATGATGCTGCTATCACAGAGGAAAAAGGTGTTGAATTACTTAAAAGTATGTTGGTAAAATTTGAACAGTACGTTGATTCATATTGTGTGGACACAATTAATCAAGGACAGTTTGATGCGTTAGTTTCATTCTGTTACAACTTAGGTCCATCTAATTTAAAATCTAGTACACTACTTAAAAAAGTTAATATAAATCCCAATGACCCAACAATTGAGGCTGAATTCATGAAATGGACTAAAGCTGGTGGTAAAACACTTAAAGGATTAGTTAGAAGAAGAGAAGCGGAAGTTAAATTATACTTCAATAAATAATAAAAATAAAAAAAAATATGTACACAAGAGAACAAGTTGAATCAGCTGTTAAAACAAAAGGTTATGTTTGGTTTGAAGACACAAATAATAAAGATTACGATGTTAATATTGTAGGTATTAGAAATTCTAATACAGGGCAAAAAGTTACTAACGTATTTGATGATTACTTAACAGTATCATATAAAGTTGATGGTGAATGGAAATTCCATATTTGGCCAGCAACTACAGACCCAGGTAAAAAAGGTGTTATGCAATATCATAACGCTGCAGGTGTAGCTAGACTAGTTGAAGGTCAATATCGTGGTTCACACACAATCAGATTACACCAGGGTAAATATGAAGCATTAGGACAGGCAAAAAATGTTAAAGTTTATCGTGACGCAAATCGTGACTTAGTTTATGATGAGTCAAAAATTGCTGAAGGTGTTTTTGGTATTAATATTCACAAAGCTGGTGCTGATTCTACATATGTAGAGAACTGGTCTGAGGGTTGTCAGGTATTTAAAAAAGCGGCTGACTTTGAGGAATTCATGAAAATTTGTAGAAAAGCTAGAGATATTCATGGAAACTCTTTTAGTTATACTTTGATAGAATCAAAAGATATTGTATAACAACTAAAATAATTAATAAAATATTTAATTATCTAATCTATTAACTAATATTATAACATGAGTAGACTCAATAAAATATTAAAAACAATAGATTTTATAGAATACATTTCTAAGCCTATGGATAAGAAAGATATTTTATTAATTTATAAAGTTAATAAAGTTTTACCAGAGAGATGTGAATTACTAATAGATTTCACTAAATCATTATATAGTAAAGTTATCAGAACTTATATGGGTGATAACTTAATGACAGAGACAGAACAAACCCAACACTTTGAATGGTGTTGGGCCTCTGTTATTAATGACTTTAAAAGGGAATTAATATTTTTCGATAAAAGAGGTTCTTTTTACAATTATTTTAAAGCCTTTATTCTAGAAACTTTTTATAAAGAGCTAGATAAAAACGAAAAAAATGTTGAAAACACTTTATATTTTGTAATAAATAGTTTTAATTATAACAAAATAAAAACAAAATCAGAACTGGATAATTTTCTGGATTTGTACAAAATTTTTAATAAAAGTTTCAATGTTGGAGTTTAATGGATATTAAAACAAAACTAGGTATAATTACCAACCATTTAGTATTAGAAAAAACAAAAGCCGAGGCCGAATTAGAAAGATTTGTTAACAGTGATTTGCCAATTAATCAAATTTGTGAAGAAATTGGTGTTAAATTAAATAATTATAGGGACTCTATTTCTAATGTTACTTTATGGTTAGAATTTATAGAACCTATAGATAATAAACCCGAAGAGGGAAATAATTAAAATAAACAAAAATGTCAAACAGAGTTACAGAATTTGAAACACTTTTAGAGTCTTTCAAAGAAAATTACCTTAAATTCATGGAAAAAGGTAATAATACCGCTGGTACTAGAGCAAGAAAATCTTTACAAGATATTCGTAATCTAGCGAAAGAGGTTAGAGATGAAATCAGTAGCGTTAAGAAGGAAAAAACAGTCGCTTAATGAATATTTTATCCAAAATAATGTTTTTTATTCTATTTATGTCAATATTAAATATATTACGACATGGATGGAAAATATTAATGGAATTAAGAAAAGAAGAGCCACAGAAAATAGAGTATAGTAAATCTGACATTTTATTTCTGGGCTTCTCTTTCTCTTATATTTTATCAGTTTTATTTACAATGGAGTAATGAGTATACAAGAAAGAATAGACAAACTATCTTCATATTTTAAAGGTATTAAATTAGCTGAATCTTATAGAGTTATTGAGGTAAATATTAAAAAAGATTGGACAATTCCTTTGACTCAGTTCGAATCTGAGGAAATCCAGTTTTCTCAAAAAGAATCTAAACAACCTTCTATTTATTATACAATGTTTTATTCAGAAACTAAAACATTTGATGAGATTTTAGATTTTGTTGAAGAAAAAGTAATTAATTACAATTTAGAAATAGAAGAAAAAGAAAGACTTCTTAAAGCTAAAGTTGAGGAATTGAAGAAAGTCTTTGAATCCAAGTCGTTAGACGAATTAAACAACCTTAAATTTACCACAGAAGAAGATTCATTGAGTCTTAAAAATGTTTCAGTAGGTGTTGGGGGTCAAGGAGTTTTAAATAATACTGATAAAGAAAAAGTTTCTTAATATGGGTGTACCTAAAAATTTTCATGAACAAGTTAACCTACCAAAAATGGTGGAAGCTTTAAATGATTTAAATTTCTACACTTTTAATTATACAATAGTTTTAACTGAAGAGTATAATAAAAAGTTACGTGAAGCAGAAATGCTAAATCAAGTATTAGACACTGAACTTAATGTTATAACCAGAGATGGTGATTTAACACTAGGTTGTATAAAAAGTTTTAGTGCTGTAGATGATGAAACAGCTGATAAAAAAATGAAAGAATGGTTGGATGTTAAAATTGAAAACAATCAGATTTCTTCATATCTAATTAAAAGTTTTGAATCAAATACCTTTAAAGAAGAATTAGAGGAAAAGGGTTTAGATAAATTATTTTATAATAGTTAAAAAAAGGGGACAATTAAGTCCCCTTTTTTAATGTTCATTAAAGGCTCTTTCGGCCATTTCCTGGAAAGTATGAAGTAACCAAGTAGTACCTGAAGCTAACATACCGTCAAAAAATACGGAAGTCACTTCTTTTGGTATTGTAAAAAGGCCAAGATTTAAATCTTCTAACCCATAATACAAACTAGGTGAAAAAAATGTTAATGAAAGGAAAAATCCTGCCCATGTAGGAAAACACATCATACAAGAAACTAATTTACCCCAAAAATTAGGGCTCTTCTCAGTCAAAAACTCTCTCATACTGCCAAATATTGTCCCATAAACAATAATATTTGACAATCCATAACAAACTAAAATAAATAATAATGTATTCATACTGTATTGTTTTAATATTTATAATTATAATGATTTTAAATATATAATGAAAGAGTCTGTAGGAATTTTAATAATAGCAAGAGATACAAATAACTTTCTTTTGTTGCATAGGTCTGATAGGCCTATCGTTTGGTCCATTTTAACGGGTACTATGGATGTTGAGGGTGAAACACCTTTAGATTGTGTTAAAAGAGAAATTCAAGAAGAAATAAGGGTAGATTCTGGTCAAATACAGAACATTACTTTACTAGACACAATAACAAATGATTATGGTCTTTTCCATGTATTTGTTGGGTTTGTTAATTATGAGTTTGAACCTAATCTAAAGTTAGATGAAAACGACGACTACATGTGGACCGATGAAAATAATCTACCAAAACCGATACATAAAGGTTGGAATAAGACTTTCCAATTAGTAGAACCTATATTAAATTTAAGAGAATCTATTAACAAAAAATTAAAAAAATTATTAAATGAATAAAGATGAGTTGGAAATAGAACTTGAGAGACGTAAAATATTACAAGAGAGTTTTATTACAGAAATGAGAAAAAATAAATTTATTGATGAGATTAGTTCTGGGTTAGGTGAAAAAATAATTAAAGAACCTAACAAGATTCATAAAAAACCTGGTTTTTTTGGTAAATTAAAAAAAATATTTATAAATGACTAATTTAAAAGAATATATTGATTTCGCTCTAACACTAAAAGAAATGGAGGAAGTTAAAGAGGGTAAGTTTCCATTACCTTCAGAGATTACATTTAAATTAAATGAATTTGAACATGCTGCTTTACAAACACAAGCACATGATGCTAAAGGATTAACTAGGGAAGAGTTTACACATAAAACAGAATTTGTTGTGGAAATTTTGGACATAGATTTTAAATTCACTTATTAATGGGATTAAAACAATATTTAAACGAAGATTTAATTGAGTGTGGTGCGGATGAAACTGGTAGAGGTTCATTATCTGGACCAGTATTTGCTGCAGCAGTAATATTACCTAAAGATTTTACATCTGAAAATATAAAAGATTCTAAAAAATTGACAGAAAAGGGTAGACTAAAAGCTCTAAAAGAAATAGAGGATAATGCTATCTGTTGGTCTGTTAAAATGGTTAGCCCTGAAGATATTGATAAATTCAATATCCAGAACGCTGTTTATGGTGCTATGAATTCCGCTATAAATGATTTAAAGGTTACTCCAGACCATATATTAGTTGATGGTAATATTTTTAATTCATTTTATGATATACCATATACTTGTGTAATTAAAGGTGATAATGAATACCTTTCAATAGCCGCAGCTTCTATTGTGGCTAAAGTATATAGAGATGAATATATGAAAGAGTTACACAAAAAGTACCCTTCATACGGTTGGGATAAAAATAAGGGTTATGGTAGTAAACAACACATAGACGTTATAAAAGAAGAAGGGATTACCCAACATCACAGAAAAACATTTCTAAAAAATATATTAATACCTAGTTAACGACTAGAGCTTCTATATAAACGATTGTATTTAACACCAGTTAAATTATGGATTTTTTTATACCATTTTTTACGATCAATCTTTTGTATACTACCAAAAAACAATACATTTTTAACTTTAAAATCAAAACAGTATTTTCTTATACAGTTATATAATCTAATACACTCATCAATAGTTTTACAAGTTATCATATGTAGATGTGTGCCATCAATAACAATTTTATTGTTTAACATAAAAACTTGTTTCATATTTTTTTCTGATATGTTTGGTAATAAAACGTGATTTATTATCTCTATAGAATTTAATTTTCTATTTGCACCTGTGACATTATACTGTTCTTCTATTTGGTAGTTAGAATACTCTAAAACAACCCAATCAGGGTCAGACATGATATCATTATCTATTTTACCATATCTATCTCTAACAATAATACTTTTATCACTTTCTTCCCTTTTTTTAACTAAAAATATTTTATAATCTACTTCAGTTAACTTTTTATCCCTATAGATAAATTTTTTTGGTAGGTTAGTTTCTTTATTTTTTAACGCATTAAGACGATAATTAGCATCATTTAACCTAGTGTAGGTATATAAAACTTTGATTTTTTTATTATTTTCGTATAAAACTATTTGAAACATCGTTATAAATAAATAGGTACATTTTTAAAATTATGTTTATTATTAAAGATAAGTTATGGAAAAATATTATAAAGTCTTAGGTTTAAATTCAGGTGCTTCTGAGGAAGAAATAAAAAAAGCTTATAGAATTATGAGTAAAAAGTATCACCCAGATTTAAATCCTGATAACCCAGAATCTGAAGAAAAATTCAAAGAAGTTGTAGAAGCTTACGAAATATTAACTGGTAAACAAAAGGTAAAAGAAGAACCTAGTTTTAACCCATTTGATATGTTTAATGGTGGTAACCCATTTGGTAACCCATTTGGTAACCCATTTGGTGTTAACAAGGGTAAAACTATATTGTATAATTTAACAATAGATTTAGAAGATTCTTTTCACGGTACCACAAAAACAATAACAATACCTAAAAAAGTTATTTGTACACCTTGTGATGGTAACGGTGGATTAAACCCACATACATGTAATCAATGTAATGGACAAGGGGCGGTAAGACAAGGACAGTTTGTTTTTATGTGTAATAATTGTGCCGGTAAAGGTATACTTTTCACTACTAGATGTGGTGTTTGTGGTGGTGTTGGTACTAAATTAGAGAATAAGGATTTCAATATAACACTACCAAAAGGTATTTCCGATAATACACAGATATTAAAACAAGGTTTTGGTAATGAGATAAAAAATGGTATTACTGGTGATATATTAATCAATATAATAGTTAGAAAACACCCAGTATTTGAAGTTGAGGGATTAAATCTAAAAACTAATATTACAATACCTATTTTAGATATCTTTTTAGGTAAAGAAATTGATTTTAAAACTTTAGATGGGGAATTAAAAGTAAAAATACCTAGATTATCTGACCCTAGTAAACCTTTCAGACTTAAAGGTAAAGGTATGCAAACAAAGAATGATATTAGAGGTGACTTATATATAAACATCCAACCAGTTTTCCCTACAAACCTAACCCCACAGGAGGAGGCGTTGATAAACGCACTAAAGAACTCACCAAGTTTTTCGAATTAGAAACATATTTATTAATATGAAAAATAGAAAAATTTTAAATGAAGTAATGGGGGTCCCTAAAGAATTGGACCCTTGGGTTGAATCCTTCACAAAATTAATATTAAATGAGGTTGAATTAGAATTAAAAAATGGTTGGGAAGAGGAAACTGACTTTAATTATACAGACCCTAAAACAGGGGAAGAGGTAGAAGATATTGCTTATAAATCTAATCAGGTTGACCTTAAAGGTGAGGATGTAATGGATTTTGTTATGAAAGACAACGGATTTACTGACATGAAAGATTTTTTAAATTCAAAAATGTTTCAGTCACTACCATTATGGAGACCCACAATATCTTTTGATGTGGTAGGAATACCTTCGGCAGTATTAAGTCAACATGATGGTACAATACAAGCTTCCGTAAGTGGAAATTTAACTCAAAAATTCAGTAAACTTGGTAAAAACAATGTTTTATCTAAAGTACATTTTACTTTTAATATAGCTATAGAAAATGAGGGAATGTCACCCAAGGATGTTAGTGAATTGAAAGAGACTATTTCCCACGAACTCCTACATGCGTACCAAAAAGTTAGACAATTAAAAGGCGGTAAAGAGGCTCATTTTGGTAAAGAAACTGCTTTAAACGCTTTAGCTAATAACCCACACTTCAGAGAAATAGGTATTGATTGGTGGAGTGATTTTCTTAATTTAGTTTATTTACATTTATCTTTTGAGGTTAACGCTAGAATTGAGCAGTTATATTATAAATTAAAAGATAGAGGTATCAAAACAGGTGATGAATTTTTAAAACATCTTCATAAAACAGAAATCTGGAATCAAATGAAAATGTTAGAAGATTTTGACGCTAAAGAATATATAAACAGTTTTGAATTACCTCAAAGAGGTGATAAATTTAACCCATTATATATGTTACATGACCTTATGGAAAAGATGCGTTATAAGTCTATGGGTGTGGATGTAAGTTCTAAAGATGCTACTATAAAATCTTTAATCAACCTTTGGGATATTATTCTAGGCATGGGTGTAGACCAGATTCAATCGTTAGGTGTTAATATTAGTATGTCCAAAGTCCCACAAAAAGCTAAAGAAGACCCTTATGTATTTTTTAAATTTTTTGAGAAGCGTTTTCATAAGAAAGCTCAAGTATGGAAAAAGAAAATGTATAGAATTGGGTCATTAATTTTACAAGAAAACGAATAAAGTACTTTACAATGAAATTTTTTAATATTAGTATTGTTGTATAAATAAAAATAAAAATTGTTAAAATGATTAAAGAAGGAAGTAAAGTAAAACTACATTACACAGGTAAATTGGAAAATGAAGAAGTATTTGATTCATCTGTTGGTAGAGAACCATTGGAATTCACAGTTGGTTCAGGAATGTTGATCCCAGGTTTTGAACAAGGTGTTATGGGTATGACATCTGGTGAGAAAAAAACTGTTGAAATTGAACCGGCACAAGCTTATGGTGACCTTAGAGAGGATTTGTATCAGGAGGTTGATATCACGCAATTACCAGAAGGTGTTAAAGTTAATGATACTTTATCAGCAGAAACTCCAGCAGGACCTATTAATGTAACTGTTAGAGAAATTAACGGTGATAAAGCGGTAGTAGACGCAAACCATCCATTGGCTGGTAAAAAATTGATTTTCGAATTGGAAATTGTTGAAGTTGCTTAATTATTAAAAAAATAATAAAAAAGTCCGATAGAAATACTGTCGGATTTTTTTTTATCTAAAAAAATTAGAATGTTAAAAAATTTATTATACATATCAGTGTTGGGTTTGTTTTCAGTAACATCACCATTAAGTGTTTATAAAGGTAGTGCAACATATTATGGTGAAAAATATACTGGTAGATTGACAGCATCTGGTGAAAGGTTTCATAAAGATAGTTTAACTGCCGCACATAAAACATTTAAATTTGGGACAGTAGTCAAAGTGACCAACCTTATAAACGACTCAGTTAGATATGTTAAAATTAATGACAGACTACCAAGGTCATCAAGTCACATTATTGATCTTTCTTATGGTACCGCAAAAGAAATGAATTTTTTAAAAAGAGGTGTAATACCTGTTACAATTGAAATTGTAGATACTTTGCCAATTAAAAAATAATACATATATTTGTACTATGAAAAATTTAATAGTAGTAGATGTAGAATCTGACGGACCTCTTCAAGGAATAAACTCTATGGTTTGTTTTGGAGCTGTTATTGTTGAAGAAGGTCTTGAAAGAACTTTTTATGGTAAATTGAAACCAGTATCAAGTGAGTATAATCCAGAATCTTTAGCTATAAGTGGTTTTAGTCGTGAAGAACATGAACAATTCGATGACCCTAAAGAGGTTATGGAAGCTTTTGAAAAATGGTTATTAGAAAATACAAATGGTAAACCTATCTTAATTTCTGATAACAATGGTTATGATGCTCCTTGGATTAACTGGTACTTTCATCGTTATTTAGGTAGAAACCCTTTTGGTTGGTCTTCTAGACGAATAGGGGACATCTACTGTGGTTTTAAGAACGATATGAGAGCTAGTTGGAAATACCTTAGAGATACTAAACACACTCACAACCCTGTTGATGATGCTAAAGGTAACGCTGAGGCTATACTTAAAATGAAAAACATGGGATTAAAAATCATCAAATAAATGACATTTTTTGATTTAACCTATTGACAAATCAAAAAATAGATAGTAATATTGAGAACTGTTTTAAAGAGAATTAAATAAAAATAAAAAATCATGTCAAGATTAGTAGAAGCCTTACAAACTAAAAACACAACCACTACAAATGGGATGCAAACAAATTCATCTTCACTTAATGAGTGTGTTAATCTCTTTTTCTCTATTGGAGCAATGAGAGGTAAAAGTTTTGATTCTTTAACTAGTCTTTTCTCTAAGGCTTTCAGTGAAGAACCAACTACAGCATTAAGAATCCTTTTTTGGGCAAGAGATGTTAGAGGTGGTGCTGGTGAAAGAAAAATCTTCAGAGATATTTTATCTTATTTAATTGACAACTACTCAAAAGTAGTTAAAGTCAATCTTAATTTAATCCCTGAATACGGTAGATGGGATGATGTTCATGTACTTTTCGGAACCGAATTGGAAAATGATGCCATCAGTCTTATCGTAGAAGGATTGAAGAATAGTGACGGATTATGTGCTAAATGGATGCCACGTAAAGGGGTTATCTTTAACAAGGTACGTAAATCACTTAAGTTGGACCCAAAATCCCTTAGAAAATTACTAGTATCTCTATCAAACACTGTTGAACAAAAAATGTGTTCAAACAGATGGGCAGAAATTGAATACCCAAAGACACCATCTTTGGCTATGTCAAGATACACCAAAGCGTTTGGTAGAAATGACCAAGTAAGATTTTCGGAGTTTATTGAGTCACTTAAAAATGGTGAAGTTAAAATTAACGCCGGAGCTTTATACCCATACGATGTAACAAAAAATCTTACATTTGGGAATAAAGATTTAGCTAATGAGCAATGGAAAGCTCTTCCAAATTTTATGGAAGGTTCTGATGAACTAATCCTACCTTTGGTTGACGTTTCAGGTTCAATGTCATGTAGTGTCGGGGGTAACTCTAACTTAACTTGTATGGATGTAGCTATTTCGTTGGGGTTATATGTTTCTGAAAGAAATGAGGGGGCGTTTAAAGATATGTTTATGACATTTTCTTCAGCACCTAAACTTCAGAAATTAAAAGGTTCACTTAGTGACCGTTACACTCAGTTATCTAGAGCTGAATGGGGTATGTCTACTAATTTAGAATCAGCTTTCAAGACTATCTTGACACAAGCAGTTAAATTTAATGTACCACAAGATGAGATGCCAACTAAGGTTCTTATTTTGTCAGACATGGAGTTTGATTACGCTGTAGGTAGAGGTTCAAAAGTTACAGCTCTAGAAATGATTGACGAAATGTACGCTGAGGCTGGTTATACTAGACCTGGTGTCATTTTCTGGAATTTACACTCAAACGGGGGTAATTTTCCGGCAACGTTTGATGAGGTTGGAACCGCTTTAATTAGTGGTTTCAGTCCATCAATCTTGAAATCAGTTTTAAATAATCCTAACAGTTTAACACCTGTTAATATTATGAACCAAACTGTACATTCAGAAAGATACGAACCTGTAAAGGTTTGGGTTCTTTAAAAAATATTGTGGTATTAAGGAATAACTGCAGCAAACTTAAAATCTTAAATTTGAGCTATAAACAAGATAGGGCTTTGATATCCCGTCTAACCACAAGGGTGTAAAGGTGAAAGCCGGGGACCACTCAGAGTTAGACAAAAGAGTCAAACAATTCCGTTACCACAAAACTATTGAAGGTGTAATGGGTACGTCAAACGAGACTACAAGACCCAATAAACGAATGGTTTCTGCAAATTTTTCACAGAAACTTGTAAAACAAAAATGAGTTTTACCAATTTACTCTAAATTAAAGTATAAATTGGCGACCATAGGAGAGTTTAAACGTGGGAAAATCCCACACTTGAGGTCGTAAAACATACCTCTTGATTATCACAAGTGAAAATGGTAGTTGGATTTGTCTCAATTAAATAAAAGACACCCGAACCAGAATGGGTTAATAATGTTGGGGTGGTTACTCAGCCACCGAAAATAATAAAAGGACCACCATTCCGACACCGAAAAACTAAAAGGGAAGAGAAATCTTCCCTTTTTTATTTTAAATCATTACAATTGTTTCATGAAATATAACCTAAAAATAAAAGAAATTGAAAAAAATCTAGCAATAGAGTTTATTCAAGAAAGACACTATTCAAAAGTTATGCCTAAATTGACCAAACATTGGTTAGGTTGTTTTTTAGAAGAAGAATTAGTTGGTGTTGTAACTCTTGGTTGGGGTACACAACCTCTACAAACCATAAAAAAATTATTTCCAGAATTAAAATCAGAAGATTATTACGAAATAGGTAAAATGTGTATGGATGAATCTATGCCTAGAAATTCAGAATCACAAATGTTATCTCACATAATAAAATGGATGAAAATTAATTTACCCGAAAAGAAGTTTCTTTATACTTGGGCAGATGGAATTGTGGGTAAAGTGGGTTATGTTTACCAAGGGTCTAATTTTTATTATGGTGACTTTATATGGACAGATATCTATATCTCACCACTAGGTGAAAAGATACACCCACGAAGTTCAAAACAACTTTTAAAAGAGAATGCTGAATTTTTGGGTAAAGAAAAGTTATTTTGGATGACACCAGATTTTATGAAAATAAAAGGAATTCGTAGAGTTAGAGGTAAACAATTTAGATATATCTATCCTTTGAGTAAAGAGGCTAAAAAGATGTTATCCAAAAACTCTACTGTAACCTGGAACAGAACTTACCCTAAAGAACCTGACTTACTATGGAAGGAACAAAAAGGTAAAGGTGATTATGTTCTTTTAGATGGTAAACCAGAAATGAATTTAAGTATTGTTGAATATAATCAGAATAATGTTAACGCTCATAAAAAACTTGATAAAGTTTAGATATTTATTAGTATGAAAGAAACTATTAAAAAAATTTTAAAAGAAAGTCAGTTATCGTTATTTGGTGGTGGTGAAGATACAAATTATAAATTATGTTCTCATTTTACAGATGAGGGTCAACGTAATCTATGTTTAAATTTAAATTCTCTTGGTAAATTTTTATATTCAGAGGATGGTTTAGGTTTACAAAGAATCATTGATTTTAAAACCAACCAGATGAAAAGTCTTATTGATGTAAATGAACAATATCAAGAACCTTTAGGTATCCTATGGTCAACTGGTAAATACAATAAACAAGGTATGCATGACTACATATCAAAAAAAGATAACTATTACGAAAATCAAACAATGAAATCTGTTAGTAGAGTTTATGATGATAATGGTAAATGGGATTCTATTAATAAATTAAACACAAATTATTCTGATTTAGCTGAATTATTAACAGAATTATTTATCAGAGGTAATATGGTAGATAAATTAAAAGACAAAAACACTTTAGGTTTAAGAAAATACCTTTTATCTATTAAAGATAAATTAGAAAGAGTTATAGATAAGTATATAAAATTAGATGAGTTTAAATCTTTTGTAAGAAATACAAAACACTTATCAAAAATAGGTGAAAAATCTGAAAATGATGTTAAAAACATTTTAACAAAGGCTCAGATAAATACAGTATACCAGGGTGGTGATGGAGATTTTATTGATATGATTTTTGGTGTAGACCTTATAGTAAATTCTGAAGGTAAGATTTATACAGTACAAGTTAAAAGTACTGAAAATCAGGCAAAACAATCTAGAGGGTTAAAAAAATATGGGAAGATTGACTTTGTTGCTTCACCTACTGATTATGGTATTATTATGTTTGATGTAGGCGGGAACGAATTAAAATTCGATAAAAATGGTGATGAAATTTAATTAATGGAACCAAAAAAAGTTTTAGCAAGACACAGTTTTTTAAAGGGTTTAGTCCCTGTTATGTTAGGTCATAAATCTCATCTTTGTTTGGAGACTGGTATTATTTATGCACCATATATACCTCTGTTTGTAGAAGAAGATTTTAGACCTAGACAACGGATTGTTTCAAGATATGCACGAAAAATCGTGAATAACAGTTTTTATGGGATAGTTACAGTTGGAGCCGATACGCAAAATACCGAAATTTAATTTTGATGATTCAATAAATCTTAATATGACTTCTGTTATTGTTAATGGGGGTACAAGAAGATTACGTGCAACATGGTCACCTGAACTAGCTCAAGATTTACAAGCGTATCATGGATTAAGCATCGAAGATGAATTAACAAGGTTATTATCTGAAGAAATTACTAGAGGTATTGATAGGGAAATTTTTAATACCATCACTCAAGATTTAGTAACCGTACAACCGTTAGGACCACCAACTGGACAACTTTTTTATTTTGATTTTCATTACGAAATATCAGACCCCAAAGTTTACGATGATGGTTCCTGGAGCCTTGGAAATACTTTTGAAAGTTCTATAGGTTTTAAGATAGAAATATTGCCACATAAGTTTATTTAGTTACTTTTGTTAATATTTATTATTAAATGAAATTAACGTGCAAAAAAATTTTTTTAATAGATTTTTGTTATCACTAGTTTTTTTTAAATCTGAGAAAGTTGAGACAAAAGAGCAATCTTTTAATAGATTAAAAAAATTAGTTCTTTCTGTTAAAAATAGAGAGGATTTAGTTAATGCCGTTAAATTAATAAACCACTTTAATCAAACCCACAAAATTCAAAAGGATTCACCAGAATTTATTTATTTTAATAAAATGGTGAGACTTATGAGATTGGTAATCCGTAAGAAAGAGATTAAAAATGGTGATGAAAATGATGAGGGTCAGCGGAAATGCGAGATGGACTTAACATCTCATGAATTTTTAATTTAACAATTTCATAACGTTAGATAGTTAACCTTTTCAATTTTAATACCTATATATTGTATATGGAAACAATAATTTGTTTGTTATGTGCAATCTTTATTGGACTAACAATAGCTAAGGACAGGAAGGAATACTTCCAACATTATGGAAAGTAAGATTCCTCACTCATAAAGTGAGGTTTTTTATTTCTAAAAAAAAATTAAAAAAAAAATTGACATTTAGATAACTTTTACTATCTTTGTATCATATTTAATATAAACGTATAATTTTAACAAGAAATGACAACAAATACTAACATACCGACATTTAACTTCACGCAGGTGATGTTCCAGGTCCTTCCTTTTGGTACCTACCTCGGCTATATTAGTAAGTCACGTATTGTTTAATCAATATATATATATATATTAACTAATGAAAAGACCGAGGATTATTCTTCGGTCTTTTTTTTTATTATAATTTTTAAAAAAGGATTGTTACAGCAAATTAAAAAACTTTATTGGAAAAGAACAAAACAATCCTGTTAATAATGTCCTTTGGTGTAATTGGCAACACGTCTGATTTTGGTTCAGAAGAGTCCAGGTTCGATCCCTGGAGGGATAACAAAAATGGTGAGGTAGCTCAGTTGGTTTAGAGCGTAGGATTCATAACCCTAAGGCCGGAGGTTCGAACCCTCTTCTCACTACGATAAATAAAATAAATGCCCCATAAGCATATATGGTGATGTACCTGGTTTGTACCCAGGGGAAGGCGATTCGAGTTCGTCATGGGGGTCTGATAATTATGAAAACAATGAAAAAATGTAGTAAATGTAATATAGAAAAAGATTTATCTGAGTTTTTTTTTAAAAATAAAGAAAAAGGTATATTACATGCATGTTGTAAAGAATGTAAACGTGATTTAGATAGAAAATCTTATCATAATAATAGTGAAAGGAAACAAAAAATTAGAAAAAGAGCTAATGAACAAAAAAAATACATATTAGAATATATTAGGAGAGTTAAATCTATTAGTAGTTGTAATATGTGTGGTGATAAAAGATGGTATGTTTTAGATTTTCATCATATAAAGGATAAAGAATTTAACATTACAGATTTAGGTACTAGAGGAGCTTCAATAGAAAAATTTAAAAGGGAAATTAGAAAATGTATCACGTTATGTGCTAATTGTCATAGGGAAGTACATTATTTAGAAAGAAAGGTGTTGTAGCTCAGTTGGTAGAGCACTTGACTGAAGATCAAGGTGTCACTGGTTCGATTCCAGTCAACACCACGAGAAAGGACTGTTACTAATTCATAGGGACCCAGTTGTGTTTGCGTAGAATTAGAATTAACGAGTAGTAGAGGAGTGGTTTATCTCGCCTGTTTTGGGAACAGGAGCACACAGGTTCGAATCCTGTCTATTCGACAATTTGGTCCTGAAGTTCATTTGGATGAACACCCCCTTGGTATGGGGGAGGTAGTCAGTTCGAATCTGTCCAGGACCTCTTAATAATTTGGGGATATAACTCAATTGGAAGAGTGTCACGCTTACATCGTGAATGTTAGGGGTTCGAGTCCCTTTATCCCTACTATTAAGTCCCCATGGCGGAATTGGTATACGCGTCAGATTTAGGATCTGAATTTTGTAGGTTCGAACCCTACTGGGGATACAAAAAAATCATACTTTTATCTTTTATAATATATTTATTAATAAAATTTTTATGAAAAATAAAGTGATAAGATTAAATGAGTCTGACATTGAAAGAATTGTTAAAAAAATAATGAAAGAAAATGACGATGAAGGTGGTGTAAAATTATATTGTTCCAAATTCCAAAATGGTGTTGAAACTTTAAAAACTGAAATACCAGAAAGAGTTTTTACAATAGACGGGTACGTAGTCGCTGAGAGACTTCTTGAGGGTGTACTATTTGATGTTTATTTTAATTCACGTGGTGAGGTTTTAAATGTTGAGGTACCTAATGAGAGACATAGAGTTTGGTTTGAATCTACTTTTAACTCTAATCGTTATTATGAACTAGTCCGCGAGACAGCTATAGATCTTATATTAGACGGTGAAGAGGTAGATGTACCTAGATTTATAAAGGATAGATATTTTAGAAATGGTATAAACACTGCTTACATTGTTAATGAAAGAGGATAAACACTACCAAACCGTTAATCTTGAACATTTATCCCTACTATATGTCCCATGGTGGGATTAGGTATATGTGTTAGATTTAGGATCTGAATTTTGTAGATTCGAATCCTACTGGGGTACTTTTTTGTTTTATAAGATATTTATTAATAAATAAAATACTATGAGTAGATTAATAACAAAAGAAGCTTTAATGAGAGCTAATAAACTCAATGAAGAGTCTGAAGAAAGTGATAACAATTTAAAATCTGTTAAAGAACCTAAATTATATAAGTTAAGTGATAAAGTTATAAAAACTTTAAACGATAGAATTAAAGATGAGTACACGGCTCATTATTATTATAGAGCAGCATCAAACTGGTGTAATGACAGAAATTATAAAAAAGCTGCTGAATTTTTCAAAAATGAGGCTAATGATGAATTAGAACACGCCACTTTAATACAAGAATATATGGCAGGTTTTAATATTTTACCTAACATACAAAAAACTGAAACAAATCATGAGTTTGATAATTTAGTTGATATTGTTTATGGGGCTTATGAAATGGAGTTAGGTTTAATGGAAAGTTATAATGACGATTCACATTCAATATTTTTAAATGATTTAACCACATTTGATTTCTTACAACAATTCAGAGAAATCCAAAGAGGAGCTGTCGTTGAATATAATGATTTGATTAACGCGATTGAATTAATTGATAAGACAGATAAATTCCAAGTACTTTATTTCGAACAAACTTATTTTTAAGTAATAGTATCATCGAATAATGACCCCTTTCAGAAATGTTAGGGGTTTTTTGTTTTAGTGTTGTTTAATTAAAAAAAGATTTATATCTTTGTTGAGTTATGAAATATTTTAAACTGTTTTTAATGTGGTTAACAGTTATTGTTATCACAACTTATTACGGGGATTACCTTGTAAGTAGAGAAGTAAACGGGTTCATCCAACTTTTAGGTTTCGTTGGAATGGTTGCACTCGTAGGATTAGTAGTAAACGAAACCATCAAAGTTTTAAATAATAAAAAAGAAGAAAAATGATTAGTACAGTAATTTTTGTAGTGTGTTTAATTGCGGCTATCCTTACCGCTCTAAAAACTAGAGGTAACATGTTTGTGGCACAAGAGGGTCGGTATGGTAATACAGATAGGTTCAATCCGTCTTGGTTAATTAAACCTATTAGTATCTTTGTTGCAGGTATCATTATCGCAATGGTTCAGCCATTCGCGATTGAAAAAGTTGACGCAGGTCACAAAGGATTAAAAATCAATTTGGTTGGAGACCAGAGGGGTGTATCAAGTTACCAATATAAAACAGGTTGGGTGTTTTTTAATACTTGGACTGAACAGGTATTAGAGTTCCCAACATATCAGCAACACATTGAGTATGAAGACCAAGGTGTGATTCTTAAAGGTGGGTTCTCAGCAACAATTAAACCAACATTTAACTATTCTTTACGTGAAGATGCTATTGGTGATATGTTTGTTAATTTGAGGTTACCTATTAATGAAATAGAAAAAGGTTGGTTAAAAAACGCTATTATTGGAGCAGTTAATGACGTAGCTAACACATGGGAGGTAGATAGTATTTTTAATCACCGACAAGCTTTTGAATCAGCAATTGTGTTGGAATGTAATAACCGATTGTCAAAGTGGTTTAATGTATCTCAGTTAAGAACAAATATCACACCACCTGAGGCTTTACAAGAATCTATCATCGCTAAAACAAAGGCTATCCAACAAGCTGAAGCTTCTGAACAACAAGCTATCGCAGCAATTGCGGAAGGTAAACGAAAGGTGGCAGTGGCAAGAGCGGATTCAGCTGAGACTATTATTAACGCTAACGCGGCAGCATTGGCAATCAAGATTAAACAAGACCGATTGACACCGTTGTATATTGAATACTTGAAAGCTAACGCATGGGATGGAAAATTACCAACAACAGTGGCAGGTAATTCAGGAATGTTCTTAAACTTGAATAAATAATGATTAAGGGGTTTATTGTGGTGGTGATGTTTATCACCACCTTAATTCTGACAAGTTGTGGTTGTAGTGATGAAGAATTTTATAAACCAAAATTCAAGTTTAAACCAGGTGAATTTGTAACACATAAAGTTAGTGGGGATAAAATTCTAATTACAGATACTATAAGGAGTAATTCCGAATGTGGTTGTAAAGTTGTGTTATGGTATTATGGAGTTAACTCAAGAGAAGAAAATAATTCTTATGATGAAATCGAATTAAATAAATAATATAAGTATGGTAAGAAGATTTAGTTTTTTTATAACAGTAATTTCTGTCGTATTAGTAACATATGGTATTCTAATGTATGGGAAAGTTGTGGATGATAAAATTTGTGATGAATTAGTAATAATGAATGATGGGTCACAAATTGAGGCGAGTGAAGTGGATGCGTATGAAAATGGTATGAGCCGTGTTCATCAATGTAACGGTGAGGATGTAAGAATACCAACCGTTAATATTAAAATGATTAAAAAAATTAAATCCATAGAACAATAAAGGTGGGGTATTTGTTTTTTTAATTAATTATTCATATATTTGTTAAACTTAAAAAAGAAATAAGATGGAAAAAATACCAACAGCAGAAGAATTTTTTGAACAAGGAGGTACTTACCCTGAATTAGCTATAAAATTTGCTAAACTTCATGTAGAAGCAGCATTGAAAGCTGCAGAATATTGTACAGAAGAATATGATTTCAGTGTAGAAATTAAAAACAGTTATCCACTAGACAAAATTAAGTAGTATGAAAAGAATTATTAGATTTAAAGATGCTGTTATTTACGGAACTGTGAAAGAAGATGTGGTAGCAATATTACCACAACTTGAAAACTCTTTTACACAACGTAAACAGTTCTTTGAATACTACTTTAAAGATACAGAGGTTGAGATTACACTAGAACAATTAGATAAACTATCTAGTGAGTTTAGAATCTTGATTGGATTCGATGATATTGAAATTTATGAATAGTATGGAAAAAGTTATTATTGAAAAAGATGTGGTACGTAAATGTGTAATCCTTGAAAAAGAGGGTGAATATGTATTTCGTTCAGGTTATGGTGA